ATGACAATGATTTCCAACAGCCGCATCATACTTGCCGGACTGGCCGAGAAAATCCGCGTCAATCTGCGTGAAGCCAATGAGGCTGAAATCACCTTTCTGGAAAAATCTCTAGAAATCGGTTCGCAGCTGATTGAAGCGAAGGCCGCATGCGGCCACGGTGAATGGCTTCCCTTCTGCGAGAAGGCGGGCATCCATGAGCGGCAGGCCCGCAGGCTGATGCAACTCGCATCTTCAAATCTGAAATCGGACACGGTGTCCGATTTGGGAGGCATCAAAGCGGCACTGCACTTTCTGAAGCTTCGGAAGCAAGCTGTTGAACTGTTGGGCAAGCTCGAAATTCCGGCATGGGGAGGTATCCTTGCGGCTGCTGATGCGCAGGGCGTCGGTGATGACGGTTTGCTTGAAGGTCAGGACATTGATGCATGTGAGCGTGACATGGACCGCATCATGGAAGCCATAAAAATTCTTGACCAGATGAAGGGCATGTTCACGTCCCCAGACGTCAGAAGTAAGGTCAATATTTTGGGGGCAGAACCGCCTGTCACGAAAACCGGACCTGTTATCAAATTCGATGAATCAGGCTGGCCGCTAGACCCGGCATAAATAGCGAGCCCGGCGCGGAGCCGCCTAACCACATCCAACCCAGAACGCATGCGCCACCGCCCGCGCCATGGGTCGACGCGCGCCCGCTCTCCCCAAATGGAGGATTGATGCATAAAAGAAATGTTGAATTATCTGAAGACGAAGCCCGTCTTTACATGGACTATATAACGGCCGGTGCGGACAGAGCCAGAGGCCGCCACGGCTTCCGTATTCCAGCCTTCGTTGTCATGCCGTGGCTTGAGAACGGTTATGCCGTATTGCGCACAAACACCTTAGCCAAACAATACGGCGTTAGCCGCAGAACGATGTGGCGTACCATTTCGGGGTGCGTACAAGACGGCATTATCAAAGTCGTCGGGTACACGGACGAAGGCAAGGCAATGTACGCGCCCTGTCTCGAAATCGTCGACGAATGGCGTGCCAAGAAATCGGGACGCGCCAATGACAAAGAGTGACCATCATGGCGGTCCGGTAGATCGGTTGGAGTGGCTCGGCGCCGTCATAGATGATGATCGAGCCCGCGCGCCTCATATCCGCATAGCGAAGCACATTATCGCCAGGTATTACGCCAAGTTCGGGAACGCTCGTGCCAGCGTGTCATTCCTACAAGTTGCAACCGGATACACCCGCGGAACCGTTGCATCTGCCACGGCGGATTTGGAATCGTGGGGATACTATTCCCGTAAGATGGGTGCAGGAACCCGGCCTACGGAATATTACCCTGATTTTAGCGTCCTACAGCGGCAGGACACTAATAGCGTCCGGTCACCACAGGACGCTAAACCAAAACCTAGCGTCCTAGGGCCACAGGACTCTTGCGTCCTACCGTCGCCGAACACTACGCAATCTAGCGTCCTACAGCGGCAGGACCAAACTCATTTACGGAACCCGGTTACAACCGGAGTTACGTATAGAAACGCCAGCGCACCGCACGCGCTCGGCCTTTCGGCCAGCGCGGCGGGCGCGGGCTTGGTGGAGGTCGTGAGCGCCGAAGTTGAGAGCAAGGGCGGCGAAACCATCCTTCATGTTCATGCAGCCGACGAGGCGGGGCAGCGCCACACAATAAGCGTGACATTGGAAAGTCGGTCTGAAGACACGCAACGGGAAGGCCAGCGTGTTCTGGCAAGGCTTGGCGAAATTGCAGGCAAAGAAATTCACGAGAGCGAGGATCTGTTCGGTGTGAAGCTTTTCATCGATTGGGATGGGGATATTCTGCCGCCGCAATCAAAAAATATGCTGCGTAGGTAGGTATTCCGAGATCTCGTGCGGAGTATAGTGAAGGGGTTCAACCGCTATGCGGTTGCCCCGCATGCGCTGAATGTCCCAAAGCTTGGTAATAGTGGGAACATCAATCGGGAGAAATTCTCCCGATTGCAACTCAACCCGCCTGAACGTTGGTAATAGTGGGGATGCCGGTCATGATCTGACCGGCCTGACGCATGCGCTGATTGCCCAAAGGCTTGGTAATAGTGGGAAGGGGAAGGTGTTTCCCTTCTTTTTCTACAAAAAAGTTCCGAAAACGCATTTTTATGCGGAGTAAGGTAGGTATTCCCGCTTTTCGTGGTGAGTATATATGAAGGGGTGCCGCTTTTTGCCTTTTCATGCGGAGTATTATGAGGGGTAAGGTCCATATTCTGCGATCTGGTGCGGAGTATAGTGGGGGGCGTGCTCAGCGATTGCCCGTCATGTCACCTATCAGGGGGGCGTGCACGTTATTTGCCCGCAGCGCCCTAAAAAGGGGAAGGCTTATAAGCCGACCCCCTTCAACTCCCCAATAAGGGGAAGCGCTTGTTTCTATGGTCAGTTTTAGCCTGACCGTCGGTAACGCGCACTCAAGTCTCTTACAAGTGAGAACAGTTTCATATCGGCCTTCGGGCCGTGGCGGGTGATCCCTTCCCGCCTTGCCCCGGTCGCCGGCTCACGACTGGGGCAGCCTTTCAGCCGTTGTAGTCGCGGCTTCTTTTATCCGCTTGGTAAGCGGTAGCAGCGCTTCACAGCGCTCGCCTGCCTGTCGGTCGTCCTCCTCGTGGACCGGCAGGCGGGTTTTTATTTGTCCCTATTAACTTTCAAATGAAAGGGCGGCACATGCTGCAATGGAACCGACGCGTCATCGGGCGCGAAGCGGCGGCTGCCGCATGTCGAATGCCGTTAGAAACGCTGGACGTTTGGCTGCATCGCTACAAAGCGCCAAGCGCCAAGCTTTCCGGCCAGCGGCTTTTTTCGCTTCAAGACCTGACGATCCTTCAAACTGCTCGACGGATCCTTTCGCCAGGCATTCTGGCTAGAACGGCGCTCGATATTGCCGCGCCCCTTCTGGATGACCCGCCTGATTATGACGCCACGCTTTTCGTGACCGACGACACTGCTTTCATCAGTAGTCGCGACGATTTCCCCGAGTGTAACTTCACAGCCATCAAGGTTGGCTGGGTCGCACACGATCTTTCTAAAAAGTTGGAGGCCGACCTTGTGGCCGTTTAATACGAAATCCGCACCCGTCGAAGAGACGAAGGCCGAAAGCGGCGTAGTCTCCCCGGAGACATGGCTTGTCACCCATTTCGGTGGCGGCCCTGACGACATTGCAGTCACGGCCCATGCCGCGTTGCAGGTGCCTGCCGTCGCCAGCGCAGTCCGTCTGATTTCCGAAGCTGCCGCTTCATTGGACGTTCGGGTTCAACGTAAGGTCGGTGGGGTCTGGAAGGATTTGCCTAACCACCCGGCGGTGAAGCTTCTCAATAACGAGGCCAATGACTGGACGTCGGGATTTGAGCTCACACGCGGCTTGCTTATTGAAACGCTCACCAGTGACCCCGGAGGCTTTGCGCTGGTCACGCGCAGCTCGGACAATCGGCCTATTGCCATCCGCAAATACAAGCCGGGTATGATCCAGGTCGAGTTTTCTGCCGAAGGTGATGGTCAGCCTTTTTACAAAAAGAACGGAAAGGCGTTGCGATCAAGCGATGTCATCCATATTCGCAATGCCTTCAACCGCGCTCCGATCAGCCATGCGCGAGACGCCATCTCCTTTGCGAGTGGCCTCCAAGCCTATGGAAGGTTGCTTTTCCAGAATGGTGCGCGTCCCGGTGGACTTCTGAAGACGACGAAGCCGATCGGTGACAAGGGTGTGGAGGCGATGCTGAAGGGCTGGACGGCGGCTTTCTCCGGTTCGCAGAATGCAGGCAAGACGCCAGTGCTTTGGGACGGCACCGACTACACGCAGCTAGGCCTTTCTTCCACTGACGCTCAATACCTTGAGAATCGCCGGTTCCAGAACGAGGAAATAGCTCGCGCTTTCCGCGTACCTCCGACCATGATTTTCGACCTTGAACGCGGCACCTGGGGCAACGCCGAGCAAATGGGCCGCGAGTTTCTGACTTATTGCCTAGAGCCGTGGCTGCGCGAACTGGAAGGTGCATATGGGCGGGCATTGCTGACCGACGACGAGCGTCGCAACCATCGAATTTCATTCGACCGCGACGACCTGACCCGTGCCGACCTGACTGCGCGCGCGACGGCTATTTCGAGCTTCATGCAGGCCAAGGCCATTAGCGCCAATGAGGCCCGCCAATGGATCGACCTCCCGCCACGTGAGGGCGGCGACGTCTACGAAAATCCGGCCATCACGGTACCGGACAAAGCGCCAACGGCAGAAACAAAGCCTGCGGCAACATCAAGCAAACCGGAGTAACCAAACTTGGTTTCACTGAAAAGAGAATACGATGGTGAGGAAAGAACCTTCACCGTTGCCGATCCCCTGCTGTTTGAAGTTCTGACACCTCATCGCAGCACTTACGCGTATCTGCAAAAGTTCACAGCCGGACTATGGTCGACTGCAGATGTCGCTTTCGTGCTTTCATACGCGCTGCATGGCCCTTCGAAAACCATCATGCAGATGTGGCCGGTGACAAAAAGCATGGCCCGTCATGTGGGATGGCATAGCGCGTCCGCACAGGTCGGCAGTTATGCCCCCCATCCAGACGTCGTCACCACCGTAACGAAAGCACCCGGCGACTTTGCGCCCATCGCGGTGGATATCCTAACCGAGCTCGTGTTTGGCGAGGGCGCATCGGTGGAGGTAGGCGATGAGTAACACGCTCGCAGCGGTGGAGCTTGACGTCAAGTCCGTCCAAGAGGACGGCACGTTCTCGGGCTATGCGGCTGTCTTTGGCACCAAGGACTCAGGCGGTGATATTATTCGCAAGGGTGCTTTTGCTGCTTCGCTATCCCGTCTGCCCGCCAACAAGGTCAAGATGCTCTGGCAACATGACCGAGACGAACCGATCGGCGTGTGGACGTCATTCTCGGAAGACGATCACGGGCTCAAAGCCGAAGGTCGGTTGATCCTCGAAACAGCGCGTGGCCGTGAAGCTCATGCGCTGATGAAGGCCGGTGCACTCGACGGTCTGTCTATCGGATATCGCACGGTGCGATCCTCGCAGGACAGTGCCAAATCGGCCCGCATTCTGGAAGAGGTCGCATTGAAGGAAGTCAGCCTCGTGACCTTCCCGATGCATGCCGACGCCACCGTCTCCAACGTCAAATCGAACGACGAAACAATCGCCGCCATCCGCGCGGCAACCCAAGCAATTAAGGAAATCTAATGACTGCTATTCTCAAACTCGAAACCAAGAGCGAAAACGAAATCGACGTCAAGGCCGTCCTTGAAGACCTCACGAATGAGGTGAAGGCCAAGGCCGACAATGACAACAAGCTCGTCGATCGTCTGGATAAGCTGGAGGCTAAGCTGGCCCACGGCACGGAACATGCCACCGAAACCAAGTCTGCCGGCGAGCAGCTTGTCGAGACCGAGGCATTCAAAGAATGGGCGGTTTCTGGCAAAAAGGGCTCAGCCGACATCGAGCTGAAGGCAATCACTACCGGCAGCGCGACGGTCGGCACTGGCACCGATGGCAGCACGTCTCTTGTGCCGTCACACCACGTGCCAGGCATCATTGCTCCGGCTGTTCGTCCTCTGACCATCCGCGCACTGCTTGCGCAGGGCAGCACCACGTCGGGCGTCATTCAGTACGTTCGCGAAACTGGCTTCACCAATAACGCGGCTCCTGTAGCGGAAGGCGCTGCCAAGCCGTATTCGGACATCACGTTCGATCAGGAAACTGAAAACGTCCGCGTCATCGCGCACTTATTCAAAGCCTCGCGTCAGGTGCTTGAGGACAGCGCGCAGCTCGCATCGTACATCGATACCCGCGCTCGCGATGGTCTTGCGGACGTTGAAGAAGCGCAGCTTCTCAACGGCAACGGTACGGGCCAGAACCTGACCGGCCTGATCCCGAACGCCACTCCGTTCAACGCTGCGCTTGTTGCTGCCGATGACAACAAGGCCGATATCATCCGTCGTGCAATCCTGCAGGTGCGCCTTGCCGAATATCGCGCCGACGGCATTGTGATGCATCCAACCGACTGGGCGGATATCGAAGTCCTGAAGGAAACCACGGGCGGCTATATCTGGTCGAACCCGACCGTCAATAACGGTCAGAACCTTTGGGGTATTCCTGTGGTCGATACCACGGCCATGCCGGTTGGCAACTTCTTGGTCGGCGCGTTTGCCCGTGCTGCGCAGATCTTCGACCGCTGGCAAGCCCGCGTCGAAGTGTCGAATTCGAACGTGGATGACTTCGAAAAGAACCTAGTCACCATCCGCGCAGAGGAACGCCTGGCTTTGGCTATCTATCGCCCGGAAAGCTTCGTCTACGGCCCGTTCGAAGTAACGCCATAACAAAAAAGAGGGGGTGATAAATTCACCCCCTCCTCGTTAATGTCTTAATCAAAAATATCCAAATGCTCAATGAGCTTTAGAATATAGTAGAATGCTGCCATCCCGTGGTGGACGACTTTAAGTAGAAATACGAATGCTTCCTTCATTTGTTTTAATTGTTCTCCGTATAAGTGAAACCATAGCAACTCCTTCAAAAAAAATATGTTGCATGAGCCCGCACAGGACCATCCTGCTTGGTATCTTCAACTATACTAAAATCGGGTGCGTTTGTCAAGTATAGGCTAAGGATTTAATACATGGTCAACCGCATTACCTCATGTGGCTGCTCGGTGCCGAAGGGTACGAAGTGTATTCACGAGCAGGCACGCGTTACGGCACGCCAGAAGGCGAATGACGAGCAACGCGGCACATCATCCGCACGAGGATACGACAAGGACTGGAGCAAGCTGCGCTTCCGCTTCCTTCATCACAATCCGTTGTGCGTCGTTTGTGGTGCCAAGGCCAGTCACGTCGACCATATCCAGTCGGTTCGTGACCGGCCCGACCTACGGCTTGAATGGACTAACCTGCGCTCAATGTGCGCCAGCTGCCATAGCCAGCGAACGGCACGCGATCAGAGCCAGAACTGGGGAAAGAAGGGTTAGATACTATTCATCAAGCGTTTCAGCTTGGTGACCGCATCATCGAGATCAGAAAGCGCGCGACGCTTATCATCACGATTTAAAGCTCTTTCGACATCATCTAGATCACCTCTGATGATGCGATTGATCTCATAGCGAACCCTGTCACGGATCTGATTCAACGACTCGGTCATGTGTCCCTCCCAATAACCATATCAAAATGGCTCACCCGGGGGTGGTCGTCAACTTTCTCTGTTTGGGCCGGGACCACCCGCGCCCCACAGCTCACATTTCCCTCGAATTGGGAATTTCATCCTTTCAATAATAGGAATAAAAACCATGGCAATTGTCGATTTGGCCGCCATGAAGGCCGAGCTCGGCATCACGGATTCAGTCGATGATGCCCTTATTTCTTCAAAAATCGCTGCCGCGCAGGCGCATCTCGAAGCGCTTCTAGGTTTTGAGATCGAGCCGCGATATCCAGACGGCGCACCCGCTGACCTTGTTGGCGCCGTCAAGATGTTGGCTGCAGGTTGGTATGAAAACCGCGAGTCCACCCTCGTCGCCGTGTCGGGAATGGAAACTCCTCACGGTGTTTGGGAAATCGTCAACAACCGGCGCAATTATTGGGGGGTGAGCAATGGCGCGTAAGCGTGATTTGCAGGGCCTGATTGATGCCTTGAACTCCATCCCTAAAGCCGTGCGCGCCAAGATCGATCCCGCCATCGAAAAGGGTGCCGATGAAATGGTCGCGCGCATGCGTTTGCTCGTGCCGGACGATCCTAAAACGAGCGGCAAAGACCTGAAGGCCAGCATTAAAAAGATCGACACGGGCGTGCCGATGGCTATCCGCGTTCAGGCTATCGACGAGAACCCCGATGACGGTTTCGACGTCGCCTTGGGCCAAGAATACGGCACCGAGAAGATGAACGCGCAGCCGTTCTTCTGGCCGTCTGTCAACACCACCAAGAAGCGGGTTCGCCGTCGCATCGATCGTGCGATTTCCAAGGCCGTTGGGGAGGCTTTTAAGAAATGAACATTGAAATTACTCGCATGAATAGCACTCACGTCACATGCGCACGCTCGACGATCGTGGCTGCATTCGACGCTCGCATCGGAGATTTTAAAATTCACAACGCGCAGGTTCGCTTGAACCACGACAGCGGTGCATTGTTTGTCACACTACCGGGCAGGCAGAAGGGCGGGATTTCCTTGAGGTATGGCGAATTGCGAAGCGCGATTGGTTCCGCTGCTCTCGCCGCATACGGGGAATTGGCCAATGTCTGAGCCCAGCCTTTCAGCCCAGAAGCTGCTCGTCGATACACTGCGCGCCCGGCCTGGCATCACGGCGCTGGTTCCGGCAGCCAACATTTTCGACCGGAACACGCTGCCTGAAGTCTTTCCTTGCATCATCATCGGTGAAGGCCAGACCGTGGAAGACGACGCCGAATGCGTCGTCGGAAGCGAAGTTTACATGACGCTGCACGTCTGGACGACCGAACCCGGCATGGCGCTTTGTAAAATGATCGCCGGCGAGATCCGCAGGGCCGTGAAAAACCTGTCGGCCGTCGTCGAGGGCATAGCACTGGATGCGTTTTTTCAGGATGCAAACTACATGCGCGGCACGACTGGCGATAACGCCCATGGCGTCGTCACCATCAAGTTTCTGGCAGAGGATACGGTCAACGTATGAGAGCGGGTAAACTTGATAAAGTGATCACCCTACAGCGCACCAGTTACGTGGATGATGGGTACGGCGGGCAGATTCCCGTCAACGAAGATTTCGCGACGATGCGCGCCCAAGTGTTGCAGGCCAGCACCGAAGAATTCATGCGCGCTTGGGGCACTTCCTCCGAGACAGCCGTCATCTTCCGCACGCGGTATCGCGCGGACCTCAATACGCTGGTACGCGTTGTTTATGACGGGCAAGGGTTCGATATCGTGGAATTGAAGCCCATAGGCCGGAATCGCGGATGGGAACTGCGCTGCAAAGCGAGGCCGGGATCATGAAGGGCCGCAAGGCTGAGGTTAAAGCGGTGGACGGTGCGCTTAGCAAGGTTCCGTCCGCCCCTGCCTGGCTGCCAAAGCACGCCAAGGCCGAGTGGCGCCGGGTTCTGCCGCAGCTTGTTGCTGACCGAAAGATCGCAGCGCATGAGCTTAGCACGGTGGAAGCATATTGCCTTGCCGTGGCACGAACCCGCGAGGCCGAAGAAGCGCTTCAAAAGTACGGCCTGACCTTCGAGTCGGACAGTGGTCCGAAACGGCGGCCCGAAACCACCATTCTCAAAGAAAACATTGAAGCGGCTCGTCGCCTAGCTGCAGAGTTAGGTTTGACGCCAGCTTCGCGCACCAAGAATAAAGGAGGCGCGCCGGGTGACGGAGAAGCTTCCGAATTTGGCGTGGATATTTGACGACAGCCCGATTCCCGATCCTCACGGCAAGGGCGAAGCTGCCGTCAAATTCATCCGTGCTCTAAAGCATCCAAAATCAAATCTGCCGGGACGGGCGTTCGTCCTTGATCCGTGGCAGGAACGCATCGTTCGCAAGATTTATGGTGATACCGCCGAGGACGGTAAGCGGACAATCCAAGAGCTTTTCCTGATGGTGGGGCGCGGCAACCGCAAGACAAGTCTTATGGCTGCCTGCCTCATGCTGCATCTGATCGGGCCGGAACGTGTTCCAATGTCTTCGGTCAGCAGCATCGCCAATGCCCGAGATCAGGCTGGCTTGACGTTTCGCGAAATGGCCGGGATATGCCGAGCAACGCCGCGTATCACGGAAGCGGTACATATTCAGGACAGCGCCAAGCGCATCACATACACCAAACACAACATTGTCTATGAGGCGCTTTCGTCCGACGCCAAGTCTGCGCACGGTCGCTCTGACGTCGTGGTGTTTTGGGATGAAGGTCACTGCGAAACTAAATTCGACCTTATTGAAGCAGCGGAAACGACGCTCAATAAGGGGCAGAATACCCTACTTCTTTCTGCGTCGACTGCAGGCATCGGCCAGCTCGGGCCGTTCCATGCGAAATATGATCATGCGCGGAAAATCGTCGATGGCAGAATTCAGGATGAAACATTCCTGCCCATCTTGTTTGAAGCGCCGCGTGACGTCGATTTCAGAGACGAGGAATGGCTATTCGCCACCAATCCGGGCTTGCGGCACGGGTATCCGAATATCCGGAAGCTGCGGCGCTATATTGAGAAGTGCGAACATAGCCCGAGCGAACGCGAAAGCTTCAAGCGCCTTCACTTGTCGGTATGGCTCGACGGTGCGGCCAATCCTGAATGGGATCTGGCGATATGGGACGAAGGGCATGGCAAAGTAGACCTAGAAAAGCTGCGCGGACGCAAGGCATGGATTGCCGCAGATTTGTCCAAGCGTATCGACCTCACGGCGGTGACGGCAACGATCGAACTGGACGACGACAAATATGCAATCCATTGCATGGGTTTCACCCCTGAGAGCCAGTTGCGCAAGCGGGCCGATAATGATTCCGCGCCTTATCCGCTTTGGGTGGAGCAAGGATGGCTGAAGGCTTGTCCAGGCGACATCGTCGACCGGCTCATTGTGGAAGATTACATTCGCTTTCTTTGTGAAATCTTCGACGTGCAAGAGTGCGTTTTTGACCGGGCCCTGGCGCGGGAAATCATGGAGAACTTAGAGGCAAGCGGGTTCCCGGTTTCGGAATTCCCGCAAACGCTGATGAACTTCGCAAAGCCGGTCGACACGTTTGAAGACCTATTTCTAAACCGCCGTCTTGTTCATGACTCGCCGCTGTTGCGCTGGGCCGTTGGCAATACGGTCATGATGCGTGATCAGAGCGACAACCGGCGTCCAGCCAAAAACAAGTCTGCCGACCGCATCGACCCTTGCGTGGCCGCCATCATGAGCACCGCCAGAGCCGAACAAGGCGCATCTGGCCGCTCGTCCTATGACGACGCGCCGGAAAATTACGAATTTTTCTCAGCTTAGGAGCCGATATGGCTAATAATGAATCCAGAAAACTAATGGTCGATGTTGTTGCCCGCGTCGATAAGCTTGAAAAGGCCATGAAGCGCGGCGCGCAAGTTACCGACCAGCAAATGGGTAAGGTTGAAAAGCGCGCAAAGACGATGGTGGTGAGGCTGGACAAACAGTTTTCCGACCTCGCCGCAAACTTCGGCAAGGGCTTTCTTGCTGGTCTAGGCGCACTGGGTGTCGGTGGTATTGCTGGCGCTATCCAGAATGTCGCCCGCAGCTTTGCGGATCTCGGCCGTGAGGCCAAGATGGCCGGTGTGAACGTCGAGGACTTTCAGCGATGGCGGTACGTTGCCGACCAGAACCGCATTGGCATCGACGCACTGACCGATGGATTTAAAGAGCTGTCCTTGAGGGCGAGTGAGTACGTCACGACCGCTGGCAAGTCTGGCAGTGCCGCCGACGCATTCCGACAGTTGGGCCTTTCCCCGCAGGAAGTCCAAGAGCGCATTAAAGACCCGTCGAAGTTCATGCTCGAGCTCATCGACCGCATGCAGCGCCTAAAAAATACAGCGAAGGGCATTCAGATCTTCGACGAATTGTTCGGCGGTCAAGGGGGAGAACAATTCGTTCAGCTCATTGAGCAAGGCCGGGAAGGCATTGCCGCCACGCTCAAAGAAGCTGATGCGATGGGCGTCGTCTTTGATAAGGAATGGATCGAGAAATCCGCCGAGATCGATCGGTCGTTCAATCGGCTCGCCACCACTATGGGAACGGCCGTGAAGGGCGCTATCGTTGAAGCTGCGTCCGCTCTAGAGGCATTTTTGTCATCTTGGCGAGATATGGAGAGTAAGACGCTTTCTGGTGTGAATGCTGAACTTGCGCAGCTTGCTACCCGTAAAGAGCAATTGCTTGCACAGAAAGGCACCACCGAGGATAGCCTTCTTAGTATCATCGGCAAGGATGCCGATACCGAGATGCGGTCCCTTGACGATAAAATGGCTAAGCTTCAGGCCCGTAAGGACGAACTGACAGCGACAAAGCTCGACACTATCGTCATTGAGCCAGCCTACAAGCCTCTCGCCGCCCCAACATCTGGCAAATCCGACGCCGAAAAGGCCCGTGAGAAGGCGGCAAAACAGGCCGAGCGTGAGCGCAAAGCCGTAACCGACTTGATAAAAGAGCTGGAGTTCGAAGCCAGCCTTGTAGGCAAGACGGCTGTTCAGAAAGAGCAGATGATTGCGCTTCGCCATGCTGGTGCAGCGGCCACAGAAGCCGAAAAGCAGAAGATCGAGTCGCTGGTCGAAAGCACCTATCGTGCCAACGAAGCTCACGAGCGCCAGAAGGAAGCTCTGCAGGAGCTCAATGACGCCGGGCGAGACTTCGCCGGCACGCTGGTGGATGGCTTGCTAGATGGTGCTAAAGCGACCGACGTGCTGTCCAATGCGCTCAAAGGGTTGGCTGACCGCTTTCTAAATTCCGGCCTTGATGCCTTATTTGGCGGTGGAGGCATCGGCGGTATTTTCGGTAGTGTGTTCGGCGGCGGTAAATCAGACCCGTGGGCCGGGCTTCGCGGCTTTGACAGCGGCGGCTACACCGGCGCTGGAGGCAAGTACCAGCCGGCAGGCGTCGTTCATAAAGGCGAGGTCGTGTGGTCGCAGAGCGATGTTCGTCGCGCTGGCGGTGTCGGCACGGTCGAGGCAATGCGGCGCGGTCTTGCCGGGTACGACCGAGGCGGGGCAGTCAGCATGCCTTCATTTTCAGCGCCGCGTATGCCTGACCTTTCGCGCATTACGAACAATAACACTACGATGAACAGCGCTCCGGTGATCAACGTGACGGTCAATGGTGCCACCGGCAATGCGGAAGTGTCAGCAATGGTCGATCGAGGGATCGCGAAGGGTCTCGCGGAATGGCAGCGGACTCCACAGTTCGCAATGTCGGTCGGGCGTGGCGTGCAAACGGCCCGTCAAAAGGGCTTTGTCAGGTAACCATGTCTGCTCGTGTATGACGATGTCATCCACAGTCTTGCGACAAACCAGACACGGTATTCGCTTGTCAGTTTAATATGGGGAGTGCACTATGTTCAGGTACCCAATGGGAGATGGCGTAAACCATCTCCCACCTGCGGGTACAGCTCCAACTAGCATTGGTTCGCGGGTTTAGTTCACTTTCCAGGGCGACCCCGCGAGCCGCTAGTTCTTGCAATATCTCACACAATGAGAATGTGCGCGCACTTCGCAGCTATTGATTCTGCCAATGTCCACAGAGTTTATGTTCTTGTTTTGATCTTTTTTTAGTTTTCGCCACTGAGTGGCACGCTTAGTCGGCGTTCTTAAAGCATTCGAGTTCAACTTTATTGCGATACTCGTCTGTCGCGCGCTTCTGGTTCTGCTTCGTTTTGTAGCTCGGCAGATTATACGCATCGATAATGATCGCGCGCGTAATCTTGCTTTCCTTATCGCTCGCTATCAGCTTGATGACGCTACTCATCGGCTCTTCCAATTGTCGCAAGTCCATGATCTTGGCGGCAAGGTCCCCCCAGCGCTTGCACGTTTCATCTTTGGATTGCTCGGCAGCGTGCGCGGCGCTGGTCGATAGCAGGACGGCTGCGATGAGAAATATGCGCTTCATAATTACCCCCGGAAGAACGAGGGCAATGTAGATCGGCGCTAAAGTGTGGGCAAGGGGGAGTGTACGGCTAAAGGGGTAGCGCAAAAGCGCAACAGTGCATATGTATCACAAATAAATTTTTGGTCTATCCAGCGAAGCAAGAAGGCTATCGTCCCGCTAGAAGACGAAGACTTCGTAGCATATTTCGCGCGAAAAATCAAGCGGTCTAGACCGAAAAATCGATATTGACAACGGAACAGTTCAGCCCCTTATACATTGTCTTGAAAAGGCATTTTCAACGTGACTATCACGATGGATCGTCATCGATAGGAGAAAGTACAATGGTTGCTCTCTTAAAGGAAGATGGCCAATTTACCCCGATGCCGGTTGTGCAGGATACTGAGAAGCTTAAGCAGCTTGTCGAGACCATGAGTGAGAAGCCTACAGCTCCGCGAGGTCTCGTTGAGGCTATCCGCGCCGCTCGCAAAGGGTACTCGGTCAAGTCCAAATAAATGAGTCAAGATATACGGTTCGAGCCTCTCGGTGGACATCCCCGAGAGGCTTTTTCTTGCAAGCATCGATCAATTCAGCACTTCTTCCGAAAGTGGGCGGAGGAAAATCACTGCACGTATAAACAGCGTATTTTTGTGGCGTGCACAGGAGAGGGTAACGACCCGCTAGGATTTTACTCCCTCACACTTATGACGTTTGAATCCTCTTTGGATGGAAACGCAGAAGCAAAATATCAAAACCGAAAAGTTCCTATGATTTATATCGGGGCGTTAGCTCGCGACAGAGATCGAAGCGATCCTGGTTTTGGTCAGGCGCTTTTAACAAATGCGTTTGAACGGTGCCTTTTCGTTAGAGAAAGTGTCGGCGTATACGGAATCTCGCTTCATGCAGCCAACGCTCGTGTGGCCGAAATATACGAATCCTACGGCTTTCGTTTTTTTGCCGACGGGCAGCACGAGAAAGATAGCGACGGCAATGAGATGCCTGCGATGTTTATCCCGCTGGCTGACGTTGCTGAAGCTTTCAAGCAGGCAGACGTTTCATAAGCGGCCGAGGGTCGCAATTTTTTAGCGAATTGAAAAATTATGTGTGGCGTTCGAAAACATCGAACGTGGCTTGAACGAACTTTAAATTGACGCCGCTTCCACCAATGAACTCGATGCCCATATCCTCTAACTTGCTGACCACGGCGCGGACATTGTTAGTCACCCCTGGTATCGGAGCGAACGAAGATTCCATTCTCCGTAGCGTTGGCGCCGAAATTCCGGACATAGCTGCTAGATCAACCTGACCAATACCCAGCAAAGCCCGTGCTGCGGCAAGCTGCTTTCCAGAAATTTGATTAATATCGCTCATTTTAATAAATTCCGCTTGACTCACCGTTCAGATTGATTAAAAGTTATCACAACAAGCGATTTGGTTCAACGCAAACCGCGAGACATAGTTACCAAATCATTATCGAGGAGACCATCATGCCACGCAGCAACGCGCCGGTAAGCGGCGAAGCTTTGCCTAAACCGACGTACGGCGACCTAGAAAGTCAGATGTGGGACGCGAAGAACGCTGTTGAAGTCGCTGACCTGGCGACCGAGCGGCTACTGCCCTCGATTGCTAAGATGTATCCCCACCTTGCTGACGAGATCCGGATAGCAAACTATACGATCCGGAATGCGACAAATCAGATGAATGCGCTTGCTGAGGAAATTCTCGCGGGCATCTATGCAGAATTCGAAGCTCAGAAGGCAGGTGCGGCATGAGCGCCGATCAGACAACCTTCTACGACCTGAGCAATAGCATTTCAGAAGTGCGCGCCTTGGTGGGCACGCTGCTTCACTTGGATATGAACGACGCCAAATTGTTTGAAAGGGCGTCCCCGTACCTCATTCGCATTCTGGCCGACAAGGCCGATGAGCTCGACAAGGTACATGACGAATTTGAGAAAGAGCTTATCGAGCTTCGGCGCAACCGGCGCCCATCCTAACGAATCTGGTCCCGTAGCTCAGTTGGATAGAGCACCGGCCTTCTAAGCCGTAGGTCGCAGGTTCGAATCCTGCCGGGATCGCCATCGCCTCCTTGACCCCCAGTCAAGGGGTCGGAGTCCCTCCGGGCCCACCACCCTCGCCTCTCACCAAGGCAGGGAAACCACTACACGAGGAGCAAGACCGCCCATCGCGGCGCTGCGGCAAAGGTTTGCGACCCGACGCTGGCCGCGATGGGCAGTTATTCACAGTTATGACAGAGGGATAAAAACAGCGAAAAACTCAATGAAATCAATGAAAATGGCGGAGGGGGTGTCAGTAGATCTAATATGGATATCTATTTGAAAAATAAGCTTTAAAAGCAGAGACCTTTTCCAAGGAAATACACAATTATATACACAAAAAATTCTGCCAAATCGGCTGCAGTTCGCGGCATCATTAACCTAACACGAATGCCGCGAAGCCTCCAGCACCGGCTTAGAAGGCGGTAATAGTTGTCACAGTATCAGCAAGAGCTCCAAATTCTAGCCATTTCGAAAAGTTCGACATTCTGTGCTTTTTGGAACTCTTCGTCATCAGAACTACTCCCCCAACAACCACACTACTGCGCGCCAAGTACATTCAACCTGTCGGAGCACCTTAGATAAAAGGCAAAGTAGGGGTCGACTATGTCTAGCGTATCCCCATCCCAAGCCAACACTTCCGACGTTGATTGAACTTCGTTGCAAATAGTCTGCATCTGCTCCAAACACGAGTTGACACTCGATCCCGATGGCGTCTCACCAGTGCAGACTTTCTTGATCCGAGACTGAATGTCGTCGTACGTGAACGACAGCGCTACGGGACTCTGCTTAACCGCCAACAAAACCGTGCGATATACATCACCATTCGTTCCATCTATTAGCGGATGTGTTTTTCGCTCAGTGCCCCGCACGCGTGGTCCAGCATGGAGACTAGACAGGAGTTTGGTATAATCTGCGACTTTTGAAGTTCGCCTCAAACCCTCTTCAATTTGCGTCTCGTCAACTTCGTATGGAACAAACTCCTTTGCCGGAGCGTCAACGTTGAGAACTTGGCATAAGTAGAGACAAATGGTTTGCATTAGCTGGGGTGAACCCATTGCCTCTGTCGCTAAACGCCTCTTCACATCGTCGTCAATTTTGATACGGAGGGCATCGAACCCCTTATCGGCGATCTGCACAAGATGGTCCAGGCTCCAGCGTCCAATATCTACACCAGCCACTCTGCCTCGGAGCTCTTCATTACTACGTACGACATCATCTGATCGATGCGGAACTGAAGCCGTAAGAATTTTCACGCCGTTATCAGCAGCGGCTTTTACTTGTCTACCAACCTCCGTTCTTAGCTCAGGCTTAATGTAGTGGAAATCGTCAATAAATATAACGAAATCACTATTGGCAACTTCTTTAATTACCTGCGTGAGGGGGTTGTACGTATTTGTGGTAGTAACAGTATTTACCACACCTTGGCGAGCATCAAAGCCACCTCCTAATGACCCTTTTGCCACGACTGCGGAAAGCGCAGCGTCACCTTTTACGTTCACCCCGAAGGAACTATTATCTGCAACGGACTTCGTTCTATTATTCGGACTTTCCATCCACTGTAGAACCTGCTCCCAAACATTGCTGGCATCTTTGATGGAAGCACCATGCACGTATATTACATGCTCGTAATCCATGACCCGTTTGATAAGAACTGTTTTTCCAGTCTTTGAAGGCCCGCTAATAGAAATAATAGTCTTTGGAATCGACATATTATTTCGAAGATCCTCTTCGAGCTTTAAATCTTCCCGACCAACATACGTGTAAGATGGAATATCATTTGGTGTAAAAACATCGTATAAGTTCATTTTGCCCCCCGAGCCGTTTACGATAATGATTCTATAATAGCAGGTTAGTCATTTTTGCTAGGCTGTCGAGCCGGGTTCACTGTGCCCCAGAGGTTCTACGGATTTCCGGCGTTTTCAATGGATTGCAAGAAAGTGGGACAGAAATGCATGCGTTGTAAACATTATATTTTTTCATGCGCCTGCCCCACATTCTGACCACTATTCAGGCAGGTTCGGCACTGCCGGCAGCTTCCGATCCATGATGATAACCTCGCCCACCGGTTTTGCCTGACCGCTCCCGATCGTATAGGTCAATGCCACATCACAGATCTTGAAGGCTGAGAAGATCGACCGGACTTCCGGCGTATCGTTCAGCGAAACCATGAAGCGTCCTTTGATAGCCGCCATGCGCGCCGCTATGCGCTCGAAATCGGCACGACTGAATACATCCTTTCCATAATCAGTCTCGCAGCCGAAGTATGGTGGATCCATATAGAATAGCGTTCCGGGCGCATCATAGCGATCGATGAAATCAGACCATGACAGGTTCTCGATCTGGACGCCAGCAAGCCGCTCGTGGATTTCTTCCAGCAACGGCCCCAGCCGCGTGACATTGAACCGAGCGGATCCGCCCGTGTCGACGCCATAGTTGCGCCCGGTCACCTTGCCGCCGAATGCGAGACGCTGCAGGTACAGGAACCGAGCAGCGCGTTCCAGATCTGTTAGCGTCGAAGGATCGCATGCCTTCAGGCGCTCGAACTCGCGCCGACTTGTGATCTGGAATTTGAGTGTCTCCATGAACTGGGGATAGTGGCGCTGCAGGATCCTGAAGAGCGTAATCACGTCACCTGAGATATCGTTGATGACCTCGCATTTCGGGGCGAGCCGTCGGCGAAAGAACACACCGCCCATGCCGACGAACGGCTCGGCATAGACCGAGTGCGGGATCTGCTCGATGACTGACGCCACACGCTGCGCCAGCTGTTTCTTGCCGCCGATGTAGCTTGCTGCCGGCGAAACTGGATGAACGGAAGTAAAAGAAAACCCTTCTTGCATTTTTGTTAACCTGTAATGGCCAGTATGCCCGCGCCCGCAAGGGTCGGGGTGTGGCATTTGACCTACCGTCATGCCGGGCGGATGGAGACGCCAATCATCAACCGCCGCTTTTCGGTGCTCGCACACCGATAGCCACCCCGGTCGGGGCGGATTTCCACAATCGCAAAATCGCGATTGACTCTTTTTCAGAATGAGAACATTTTGAGAACATCGGCAGGCGGCGCCGATGAAATACAGACACATTTGGTGGTGTGGGTGTCTGCTTCACTGGAGCAGAACTATGAATGCGCTTACGCACGATATTGAAGATGAAATCGACTTGGTGCTTACCTATTACGGCGGAGACACGCGGGCGGCGATCAAGGCGTTGCTGGAGGATCGCGAGTTCTTGGCGCAGCAAATCGCCGTAGCCAGCATGGCAGTCAGCCACGGCTATACCCGAGGCTGGAAACCGACACTCTTGAAATGAGAACGCCACTGCGAGAACTGCGCCCGCGAAACGTGGTGCGCTTTAGCTGTGCCAATTGCCGTCACTATCTGGAAAAGACCGCTCCGCTTATGGCTGCGCGCTTCGGAGAGTGGGTTACGCTCGAAGAGATCGAGCCACGACTGGTTTGCAGCAAATGCGGCAACAGAGCGGGCAACTTCATCAGCTATGGGCTGCCAGACAAATGATGCAGCTTAAATGGGAACGAACGGTCATCGGCGGACAAACGCGCCCCGGAGACTTCATCGCATATACGGACTGGGGCGATTTCTGCCGCATCCTGAGAAACGATTTCGGCCCCAACGCGGGAACTTGGAAATGGGCACTGGTTTGCACCCGAAGCCCCTTTCAGGCCCTGCCCTATGGCGTTTGTGAGAATAAGGAGGAAGTCGTTACCCTTGTGAAAAGGATGTTTGAAGAATTGTGGCTTAGGAAGCAGCTGGAATTTAATCGGCCCTACATGTGGAACGATGGAAAGTGCTGGTACAAATGAGCGGATATAAGAACGACAACGCGCACGTCGCCAAGGTCGGAAAGCTGTTTGAGCACTGGTGTGACGCCAAAGGCTGCAAGGAATGGGGAACCTTTGGCTATAAATTGTCGAACGGTCAGCTTTGGCTTTGCCGCGCTCATAAGCAGGAAGGCGAGGACGCGCTGACTGGACGCCGGAAATAGCGACGCTATTCTCTTCGCAACGAGGAGGAACTTATGTGCGGACGATTCACCCAGAACTATACGTGGGCCGAAATCCACGCGATGTACAATCTGGTTCCGGCAACGCCGCGAAACCTCCAGCCTCGATATAACATCTGCCCCACGCAACAGGTCGGCGTAGTCACTCAGGATGGCGACAATCTCACCTATTCCGAAATGCGGTGGTGGTTTGTGCCAAGCTGGTGGAAGAAGGACTTGAAGAGCGTTCCGGCCACCTTCAATGCGCGAGCTGAAACCGTTGCTACAAAGCCGATGTTCCGGAATGCATTCAAGCGGACGCGCTGTCTGATACCCGCGAGCGGTTTCTTCGAGTGGACCGAAGAAGATGGGAAGAAAATGCCTTGGTTTATATCGGCCAAGGATGGTCGCCCGCTCACCTTCGCTGGCCTGTATGACACATGGCAAGACGACAAAACCGGCGAGAAGGTCCAGAGCTGCACCATTATCGTCACGTCAGCCAATATGTTCATGGGCGAGATCCACGACCGTATGCCCGTCATTCTGGACGAGAAAGACTGGAAGCCTTGGCTGGCAGAGCCACGTCAGGACCTGCTTGTTCCAGCGAACGAAAACAAACTCCAGGCATGGCGCGTTTCCACGAACGTCAATGCCAGTCGGTACACGGGTGACGACACGATGAAGCCCATCGATAGCGACTAGCTGGACGGCTTCGATCAGCGCCCTACCTTGATCGTGAACAATGGAGGGACCGATGCCAGTTCGCTTGAAAGCCATACCGGGACCGAAACGCGAGGGGAAGTACTCGGACCGCAGCATTGATTGTCAGGAAGCTGTTGCGGCGACGGTAATCGACATCATCGAACAAGCGGAAAATGCAGGGTGGTCTGCAACGGAAACCGCCAAAGCAATCAATCAGGTCTCTCGCGGGCTGTTTGTCGGTCATTCTGGTACAGACCGCCACGAATAAGCCGGAACAAAGTTACCCATACAAAGGTTGTGCACGTTTCGGTTAATCCCGCGATGGGAGGAGATAATGCCTTGGGGAAAGCCAGTAGACGTTCAGCTTTATGGAATCGGAAAATACCGGGTTGTGCCCGACACCGCGACGGCAGCTCGATGCCTGCTGGAAGATTGGCCGGAAGACGCTCACGGTAAAGAATACGAGGAAGCGTTGCAGGCTTGCCTCGCCGACCTTGAAGGACTGCCGAATACCGCCCGTAAATCGTTTATGAAAGCCGCCAAGGCCGCTGGGCTGACAATGCGGCCCAATCAGTGGAACTGAAGGCAACCGCATTAACGCATTTCGGCTAAGGAACACGTCGACGCTGACTGGCTTCCAGACGCTGCAGTATCTCCTTGATGACCTTCAGGTCCCCGCCCTGCCCCGATTGCGTGGATTGGATCTCTTTTACCGTCTGAAGCATGCTGGACTGTTGCTGCTCGTTTGTGGTGAGCCGATACGATAGGTTATCAGCCATTCCGGAAAGCTTGCGGACATCCCCCTCGACACTCTTGATCCGCTCGTCATACCGAGCCTCTATCGCCTTGCCATCGGCTTCCCGCTGTTTATCGGCATCCGCACGAGCTTCCCACTTGGCGAGCTGCTCGCGCTCGACTCGCTGGATTTCAGACGAGTTCGTGCGGATATCCGTCTGGATCCGCTCGACGTAGCCCCCGCCCTTCCATATGGCAGCAAGGGCACTGAATACGATCAGGCCCGTATTGATGAGTGAACCGAAACGCCGCCAGACGTCCTCGACATGCTGAAACCCTTTCATTTCGCTGTCCTCGCGCTTCACTGAAGCCCCCTTTTCACTTCATCGTAAAAGCCGGCGCACCGGTCCGTCCGTGCATTCTGCCGATCGAGCGCCTCACGCTCACGTTTGAGGATCGATAGTTTTTCCTGCCCCTCGACAAGCGGCGCATGCGCTTCCTTGCGCCGGCAGTCTTCGGGATAGTCCGGCAGGTTTATTCCTGCAGCCGCTCTACCCTGAGTTTCGGCAGCTGCGAACAGCTTCCGGTCAGCGGCGCAGGAACTCAATATCGTCGTTATCAAGCAGGCAAGCGCGGCCCGCCTCAGCAAGCTTGCGTTCATAGTCGGCGATCTCCCGTTCGGTTTTTTCAGTCCGGGCAGCGTCAGCCGCCCAGACATTGCGCAGTTGCTCTTGATAGGCGGATGTGACGAACTCGCTGACTTTCAATTGGCGCTGCAATTTGTCCCGCTCGGCGCGAGCTGCAGCAAGCTCGAACTGGGGAACAAGGCCCTTCTTTGCCTGCCCTTCGAACAGAAAGCCGACGGTCGGCAGATCCTTAAGAACCGGAACGCCGTTGAAGTAGATCGAGCCGAGCGCGGTGCCGGCGACAACGCCCAGCCCGATCTTGATATAGTCAAGCAGGCCGAACATCAGCGCAGACCTGCGAGGCAAAGCTCCAGTTCGCCGATGCGCTGCGCATCACCGTATTCCCGCCGCTTTTTCAGGCCCTCGATAACCTTGCCGCCGGCGCGATTGTATAACGTCATCGCATGACAGGCTTCGCGCCATTTGCGCTCGGACATTCGCCGTGCCGCAGTTGACTTGCAGGCTGCACCTGTCCCAACATTGTAGGAAAGATCGAGCATGGATGCTTGCACACTGATCGGAGCAAGATCGAAGGTCACGATGCATTTCTGCAAAGGCTTGCGGAAATCATTCTCCAGCCGCGTTTCCAGCAACTTGAGGCATTGCGCATCAGTATAACTGTCACCCGGCTTCACGCCCTTGGTTTCGCCAGCGCAAACCGTCCAGACGCGGCCCAGTTTGTCATAATAAGCCTTGTTCTCGACGCCCTCCCACGGAACCGTGAGATAAGCTGCAGTCATTGCGACAAGGCCAAGTCCGGACGCGAGCACGCCCTTTGCACGTTTACTCATTTGAGGATTCCTTTTGGGAAATGATGCGCGCCATGAACGCCGCGATCGTCACGACGAACATCAAAAGGCGAAACCATCGGTCGGGGATGAGGGATGTGTCAGCCAGATAAGGCAACACGGCTTCGAGGCCGGTCAGAATGCCGGCAGCGATCAGAAGGCGGATGCTCCACGCATAGCGAAGAACCCACCTCCAGTCGGAGACGAGTTTCATAAGAACCTCGATTGTCTGGAATTAGTAGCTGTGTCGCGCTTTGGGGCTGAGCGCGCACCGCACAAGGTCAATCATCTCACGAATTTCAGCTTCGCTCGGATTGCGGAACAGCATCGTGGCACACGCCGACATAACTGAAAAACGCACGCTCGACCCACGCGCCTGCCGGTGATAAATTTTCGCCCTTGCCACAACCTCTCGGAGATGACTACGGCGCGAAAAGTATGCTTCGAAACCATCATCCATCGTTGGCACCATGGAATGCAGCGTTGATCTGTTCGATAGTAGTGATTACGCCGCCTTCAATGTCGGCCAGCACTTGCGCTTCGATTGCAAAGCAATTCGACACATGAGCTAACACTGCGTCGCTGATCGCAATAACAGCGTTAGCATCAAGCGGAACAAATTCGCCGCTCGCCCCCTTCCAAGACGTCGTGAAATTGGGATTGGCCATCGCAGCCACCCGCGCTCCGGAGATCATGGTTTTCGATCGATCATCGGTGGCGACGGTCAGGCCGTTGATTTCGATCCCGCCAACTTCTTTTTCCCAGCGTTTCGCAGCGGCATATTCCTGCAGCGTCATTTCGGGGGAATTGGTTTGAGGCTCACCATTTTCTACCGGCACCGTCTTCATCGGCGGTTCCAGACCGAGCGCCTTATAATGACGCGGGAAACCCTTCGTACCAATTTTATGAATGTCGATGATTTGAGTTGTAGACGACATTTAAGCCTCCGGCTTTTCTTGCTCAGGGATCAGGCGACCGGACGCCGGGTCGGTGTGAGGCAGTGTTCCTACGAGAACGTCATTGCGCTCAGCCTTCACCAGCCACGACACCTCGTCATTGCAATTGGGATCGCTGGCATAAATAGTGAACTTCCCGTTCACTACGTGCCCGCATCGAACATGCGTATCGCTATCCAGATTGTTCGGTTGGAGAGCAACCGCACGTTGGGTAAGAGCTTCAAACGTGCCCGGAGAAAGGCCAGAAGCAGCATCAATATCCACTATGGCCGAACCATTTTCCAGCCGAACCGTGCCCCAGAACTCGACCCCATGGTGCGGACTTTCGGTTGATGCAAACACCAAATCCTTATTGTAGGGGTCTAACGGATGGTCGATGATAAAGCTTTTGGAAGCGGCGTTTAATGCGCCGGGTATGGTCAAGTTTCCATAATGATTAAAGATCCCCCATGACGTTCCACCAAGCGAACCAGCCGTAGCGTAGAAAACAACGCTGGGACCGTGACCGTTAGCAGCTGCATTCTCGCCATAAACACTGCTCTGAAACTGACCGCCGATGTTGAACCTGACCTCTGGTGTTGTCTGCCCCCCGGTGGGACTTGACAAGGTGACCCGGCCCGTAAAGCCTGCACCTGACAGCGATGCCTTGCTGTTCAATGCCGTCTGTGTGGCGGAACTAATGGGAAGCTCGGTCTTTGACTGCAAGGTTCCATCGCCCTGCACATATTGCGTATTGTTGCCAGCCGCGAGTGCCAATAGCGCACGGCCCAAAGTGCCGAGCGCATCCTGCGAAAGATGCCCTGCGGCATTTGTCGTGAGCACCTGATTTGCTATCAGATCAAGCGCATTCAGTTCTTCGATATTGCCAATACTGATTTCCCGGATGATCTGCGCCAGCCGATCATTCATGGCAATATTCGAGATTGCAGCAGCGCGTTGCCGATCGATGGCATAACCGACGCCGGCTGCATCAACGCCGACATATGGAATTGCGAGCGTCAGTTCCGTTTCACTGGCAACCGACTGGATCGGATATGCGCCACCACCAGCATAGAAGACGCCGCCAACGATCAGTGCTGTTTCCCAGCCCGTGCCGGAACCGGTGACCGCAGTAGAGCCGTTCGTCACCGTGACGGTGCCGACGGTGTAGAATTGGTCCTGATAAGCCATAGAAATCCCTCCGCCCCGAAGATGGAGCGTGATTGCGAAATGATGGAGTTGAAGGTTCAGGCGGCCAAGCGGGCGCTCAGAATGTGGTAGCGGACACCATCCGGATCCGGGAGGTTTCGTAGAAACCCGCCGGACCCGGTATCAATGTCTGTGTCAGCGCCGGGATTGATATGCACAACGATGCGGTTGTCCTGCACAACGGTCACACATGACTGATTGGTCGGCTTCCAGTTATTGGTGCCCGGTGCACGGATATACTGATGGAAACCTTGCGTGATCCGCTCCGGCCAATTGCACATGACCTTCGGAAAGATGAACTGCCCGGTCCCGTTGAAATTGACGACCGCTGCATGCGAGCCGTATTGGCCGTCGATAACGTTTGCGGTCGAAAACGACGACGCCGGGATCCAACCCTCATTCATCACCCGGACCGATGGAAACCGCGTATCGAACAAGATATCGTTGCCGCTCGGCGCACTATCGCTCGAACCCGGACGCTTGATCTGGACGTGACCACCTTCAAGGCTGCGCATGACGGCAGACCCGCCCGAGGTCTGGGCTTGTGTGCTGGTCGCATAGACCATGTATCGAACGTAGACCGCATAATCACCTTCGACACTGAAGGTGATACCGTTCGGATCTATGCGATAGTAGACGCGCATTTGCCGCCCGGTCTTGTTCGCAGTCCGATCAACCGCAGGGATTGTAAAATCCAACCCCTGCAGCGCGATGATGGTGTCCACGAACATCGACTCGTGAAGCGGAAACGATGTTGTGCGCGGCACGTAAATGGAGCTGTTGGCGGCAATAAGCGGCGTCTGCCCCATCATGACGCACATGTTCGGAACGCGTGTGCTATCGATCAACCGCTGCCGCCCGCTCGAATTGTCGACCTCGAACCCCCTGCGCGTCAGAACGAACATCGACGGATTGATCCGCAACATTTCCTGACCGACGACAGGCGGTGCACCGGGCGATGTTATCGGCGCATTGTTCGCCGGCAGATCCCATTGGCAGGTCAGCGCCCGGAAGTATCCGCCACTGTCACCATTAGTTAGCGTGCAGGTGTAGGGGGACTCGTTATTGTTGATGCGACCAACCCAGCCGGTATAGCCGAGATCGGGATGTATCGAACGAAACCCGATAATGCCATTCCCGCCCGCGCCGGTTGCACCGGGAGTAGAATAGGTGATGTCAGAATTATAGGATCGAACAGTCTGGACGCGCCCTTTGTTGCCGTCCGGACTATTGATGTAGCCGATCCTGACTCTCCCTGCGGCATCCATCAACTTAGCTTCATAGATCGGCACAATACCAAGATCTGGAAATCGCGCGAACACTTCATAGAACATGAAATATTGTGTGCCGGTAATACTGTGGTTTTGAGCCACTAGTGCACGCTTCGCGACAGTTGGACTCGCCCCATCAATTACATATAGGTTACCATTTGCCGCTGTGGAGCCGACATAGACAGCCGGATTGAACCCAATTGAGAAATAGAACTTGTCCCAGAGATAGGACAAGTTCTGCGTTTCCGAGTTGAAGTAATAGCGGTCGTAGGCATCGTTCGCCAGCGTCAAAGGATCGTCGGTGTCATAGACCAGATCCTTTATCACAGGCCCGACACCGGGCTTATACCCCATGAAGAACTGCGCCATCAGCGGAACATCCTGATATCGGCAAGGTCGCCGTAGCCACGCATAATCAGCTTGCCGTTTGTCGACTGGAGCTGGTCGAAATAAAGCGTCGCCAAGCGGATATCCTTGAGCTTCAAAGTGCCATCTTCAAAAACGAAAGGCAGATTGCGGGTCGTACCGTCCCAGATAACGAACTGGTTTGCCAGATTGACGATACGGCTCTTGAGCACACCGTTTTCGAGATAGACCTGAATGACCATTCCAGACTGAATAAACGCATCATTCACCGTCGCACGAGCGAGGATGGCGATTTCAGACAAAACGCCAGCGGGCGGCGGAACCTGCGCCTTAAATGAGATCAAACCACCCGCAGACACATTATCGACCATGGCTTGCACACCGAGCATGGCCTCTGCGATGGCCGTTACCTCACCGCCCAATTCCTCGACAGTAGCCTTTTGCTCCAGAAATGATGCCGCCAAGGCTCTATTGGTTTTGACGACGGCAGCACTTGTGTTGAAAACCTGCCCCGCTCCAACCGCCGTCGCTGCCGCCAGACGCTCGACCAGATCATCATATTTGTCATTGATCTGCTGAACGTTCTTCAACATTTCCTTCAGCGCGCCGCGTGTCTGCTCCAACTCGACAACCACGCTTTGCATTCCGGTCGGGGAAACGGTCGTTTTCCAAGGTGTGTAACTCTTGAAACGATCCGGCACCGTCGTGATCGTTGCCCTTCCCTGATAGAAGCGGCCAGACTGCACGTTTTTTGTCGTGACGTAGTTCCCCGTTTCAGGTTCGGTGCATTGATCTTCGAAGATCTCGTCTTCATCAGCTATGCGATAGAAGAATCGTACGGCTGTGATCGTGGGATCTTCTGGCGGTTGCCAAGTGAAGCGCAGTGCCGGCTGTTCATACCCGTCAGCGCCATTGACCATGCCGACTTCGATGTTGAAGTTCTGCACCGTCGAAAGCAGGGACGGATTGATCGGTTCATCTGGCGGTATGACAATTGGCCCCGGCTCGATGCCATCTTCTGAATAGATGCTTGCAGCCGTTTCACTCAGCACGAGCGTGAAGCGGAAATCGTCGCTGCAGCGCCATTCCTCGACCATCCATGTGAGACCATCGAATGTTACCCAATCGCCTTCCTGCGCAAAAGTACCAATGCGCCAGCTGACCGGAAGTGTAACCTTGCCGCCAAGCCGTTGCTGGCGATAGCGGATGTTGAGCAGATATTGCGCCGCATCGGCATCGGTCACCTGCAGGAAGTCATAGGAAGTCTGCCGGCGACGGCCGTCAGCAGCAACGTCGGCGTTGACAACGATCGGCTTGAGGCTTTCCGTTCCCCAGTTACTATCGGGAGACGTAAACTGCCCCGACATCATATTGTAGAGATCAAACGCGGACTTCCGGTACGAGATTTCCGATTCCCGCTCTGCCGGCAGATCGTCAGGCCCGATGTTGATGACGGGTACTTGAGGCGCCCCGGCGATGACACCGGACAGCCCGCGACGATTGACGGCAAAGCCCGCCATCGCATCCTCAAATTCCTTGAGGATTTCCGTATGATCGTCGTCGCCATTGACCCAGATATTGCAGCTGTAACGCGGCTTGCCGCCTCGCTGCTCATCGCAGACGTTCATCGACGCCAGATAGGTGCCAAGATCCAGCTGACCGATCGACTTGCCCTCGCCGATCAACGTACGTCCCGAAACGAGGCCGCGCAGGCCGATCTGATAGTTCATGCGCTGCACAGCGGGATTGAGCGTGAATTCCCACGTTGCGGGATTGTCGAGGCGGTGCGAACCAGATCCGCCCGCTATCGTGCTATCCTTGCGCACATCGTAACAGCGAAGGCCGCGCAGAACCCATTCTATCTCAATACGACCCTTCTCGAACTTGTCGCTATCGTATTTGCGCTCGAACACAACATAGGTGCAGCCGGCACCGACACTGGACTGTTTCCAGCTGCGGCCTAATCCGGCGGTATCGTTGACAAGCTTCTGATCGACAGGCTGCCCCGGCCTGCCATCATAGAAGCGGATCGATATGAGGTCGCCGAAGCCCGTCACGCCATAATGCGCAGCCTCACCGCCGATCTTCGGACGCTCGACCAGATTGTAGCGCTGACCATAGAAGAAGACATACGGCTCCAGCCCGTCACACCAGCCATTGGCCAGCATGTAAACGTCCGCATTGTATTTGTTGCCCGAACCCCACTTACCGTAAAACACACGGTGCCCGCGTGTCTTGCCGATGCCGTAAAGCGTGGTGGCTGCAACGTCGGCACCATATTGCACCTCACCTTGGACCGCAGAGTATTTGCGAGCCTTACGACGGTTCATATAGTTGGTGATGCCGAGCTTGGCCGCAAACGCCAGACCGCCAGCAATCAAGGATGCAGCCAGCAACGAGCCGCCAAAAAGCGCACCCGCTATGGCCGTGCCAATAGCAGTGAAAATCATAGAGATTTTGCCTTCAGATCAGGTCAGGTGCGAAATGCCGCTATACAGTCGGTGACGCGGAAATAGGCCGGCCCGGCAGCGGTCTTGGTTTCAAAGCGCCCGGAAGCGCCGAGGCAAACGCCGACATGTTCGCCGCCATCAACCAAGATCACGACGATATCGCCGATCTGCGCAGATGCCGGCGCTATTTGCTCAAGATGCGAGGCGAAGAACGTTGTCAGCGATTTATGCCCGCGCTTGCGCAAAGCCTTCTGCGCGCCGGCCAGAGTTTTGTAGGAACCCCAATAGGTGGCCGTCATCTTGCGGGTATAATCGAAGGCATCGGCCATCTGACAGCCGAGAAAGAAGCAATCCGATTCCCCGTAAACGTAGGGCTTGGATCGTTCGGCCTCCAGCACCGGCATCATGATTTCAAAGCGGGTCATCGCTGCCCCCATTCCTCGACGTCTGTCGCAGTGACCGACGCATATTCAAAACAGGTATCGTTCGGATCGTTATCGAACTGCTGTTCTGACTGTGATCGGCGCACCAGTGTTGCGCCGCGAGCGGATCGTCCAGGCGGCTGCAGATCTATCTTGATATTCAGCGTCCGCGTCCCGTCGCGCTGCATAGCACCCTTCGGATAGCTCACCTTGTCGATTTCATAGATGTAGGAGACAAGGATTCCGACGACTTCATCCGTACCGCGAACGCCGGCCAGATGGCTGATAACGACAGGCGCATTGAGATAGTCAAACTGCTCGATCTTGGCGATAAGATCATCCGGATCCGTCGTCGGGATGTTCGAAAAGCGGATCGTCCGCGTCGTGACCGACGTGCCGACGGCACTGGTCATTGTGCCGGGATCAAGAAAGCGGTTCGGCAGATAGCGCAGTCCGTTATAGGTGTACGGCCTGCCGCCACGGTGATAGCCGACCGATCGCCCCGGCAGGTCGAAGCGGATAAGATCGAGGCGGACAATATCGCCCTTGTCGACCAGAGCTTTGACGGCGGGATCCAGACTATTACTCATAATAGAACATCTCCGTTGCCGTGAAGCTGACATTGCGGTCAGCCATGGCCTTCGGTGCAGACCAGCTTCCGGGATCGATCTGCATCAGGCAGCTCGCCCGATGGAAATGGACAGTGCACGGCACTGAGAAGTGCTGCAGATCAATCGGATAATCGAATTGAATGGTGGCGCGACCGGCAGCAGTGCCAGTGACGGGAGCCGCAATCGTATGCAGGGAACGCAGCAGGTTTGACCGCCGAAACTCGACATAATCCCCTTCGACCAGTTCGAATAGCGGCGGCAGATCCTGCAGCTCTGCCGACCGCGTATTGATGAACGATCGGACATTCGCATCGCCGTTAAACCCGGCAGGGAAGCCACCGAGATACTTGAGCGGGCACTGCCGATCGATATCGTAACCGAGGAAGAACCCGCCGTTATCCGAGCATTTCATCCGGAAAGACGCCATCTGGCCCGATTGCTCCCGCGTCAGGAAATCGGTGCGGTATTTGGCGACCCAGTAAGCCGTGCCGGTCGATTGTCCCTCGACGCGGCGTCCCTCCATGCGTTCAGAGCTGGAGGGGCGTATCGGGTCAAACTCGCACTGTGCAAATGGCACAGCAGGAAGATTAACAAGCATTACCATGTGTCACCGTTCTGCCGTCTGTTCTGCTGGTTTTCGTCATGCTGCTGCACGATGCTGACGGTCTGCTTGCCACTTTGTTCAAGGATCTGACCGACCAGATCCGGGCCGAGGTCAACCCGGATAACGGTGCGGCTTTCCTCGGCAGGCGATCCGGCACGGCTGGCGCCAGACCCGAAATTCTGGACGCCGAGCCGGCCATCAGCTCCGCGAGTGAGCGGCATGATTGCTTCCGGGCCAGCTTCACCCATCAGGCCCACACCCTTTGCGAAGGCAAACATGGTCGGGCGCGAAACAATCTGATTTGTAAAATTGCCACTGAAGCTCGACAGGCCAGACGAAAACACACCGCCTTTGGCATAGAGACCGCCCGACATGGATGGCGCAGACGGGAAATAACCAGTTCCACCGCCGCCGAACAGGCCGCCGAGAAAACTAAAAAGCCCTCCACCGCCGCCGATGCCCGCACCGGCCTGCCCGACCTGCATGATGGCGTTGACAACATCATTCAGCATCTTGTCAATCAGGCGATCCATAATGGTCAGCCCGGCCTGCCCCAATTCCTCGATCGTGAGTTTGCCGTCATCGAACGCCCGGACAAGAGATTGTCCGAAATCAAGGGCGGCGTCCCTGTTTTCGGCGAGCTGCTCATTGAGCCGGATCTGCCCTGCGAGGATCTGCCCCTGACTGGAAAGTGGATCAATACCACTACTCCGCAGCGTGGACGCGACCCGCTGTTCAGTTGCGCTGCGGAAAAGCTGCTCGCGCTCGAACCGCAGTTCCTCCGCGAGACTGAGAGCCGCAACCTTTTCGGCAACATCACCATAGGTCTTGGCAAGCCGCTCCAGCTCTTTCCGATGCTCCGGCGTGACGGAACGACCCTTGTCTTGCGCACGCTGCAGCAGATCCAGTTTCATACGATACGCATCTGCTGCGACACCTGTCTTGCCGACAAGCTGCTCTTCCAGCTTCATCTGGTCGATGCGATCCTGCGCCGACTTCACCAGATCCCGGTATGCATTTGCATCCCGCTGCGCCGCACGCTCCGCGTCAGATCGCCGGGGCTTGCGCTCCAGCTCCCGCTTCTGGCTTTCCAGACGGTTGACGATTTCATTATCGGCACCGAAACGCAGATTGAACCGATCCGGGGAAAGCGGGCGATATGGCTGCGATGGATCGTAACCAAGATCACTTTTCGGCGTAGAATTTGCAAAGCCGCTCGCGGTCTCTTTGGCGAGCTGCATCGCCTCCACGAGCGACAGGATCTGGCCGCGGGCATCCCGAAGGTCTGGACTCGCAAATGAGAGATTATTGATCGCAGTAAAGAGGCGCTGCGCGCTCAGCTCGCCGCCCTTGAACTTCTCCCATAGATCCTGCAGCTCGCGATTGGCGCGGTTTGGTTGCAGGCGATTGATGGCGGTTTCGACATTCTGCACGGATATCGCATAATCATTCAGTGTGCCGGAAACTCCACCCAGATTCCGTTGAGATGCCGCCGCCTCTTCGGTGACTTTAATCAGCGATTGAGCAACCTCTTCTGAGATCACACCAGCCTCACGAAGCTTGCCTATATCCTCGCGGAATTTGAGTACCGCAGGACGGCCACGTTCAACTGATTGCTGAAAAGCTTCAATTTCCTTGCTGGCGGCTTGAAAGCGAGAGCCAAACAGTGAAAAACCTTCTGATTTAGCCAATTCACCGAGCGCACCTTGTGCATCCGCCAGCAATCGCTTTCGTGCGTCACCTTGATCGACGCGAAGCTTGATCGCAACCACGGCCTCAGACTCCGCAATAAAGCGCTTTTGGTCTTCGATAACCTTTGCGTATGCGGGACCGATCGACAGAATGTTCTCGCGATGACGCGAAAGAATGTCGTCGGCTGAAGGGATCTTGTCCTCTAGATTAATAACATACTGCAGCAACGCTACACCGGCAGCGATCGAGCCAATCGTAACCAACGATATGGGATTGACGAGCTGCATGAAAGCAGACGCGACAGACGGGCCGATCCGCTCACCGCTAGCCTTGATATCGTTAAAAACCTGCGCGACCTGCGGACCCTGCTGGAGAGCAACCGTGTAGAACGGCATAAAGCCCGCCGTCGCGACAATGTCAAAACCCTGAGCAGCAAGATTGGAAGTGTTAAAGTGACTCGGGCCACCAGACCGGGCGTCATTCCGCTGCTTCAATGCCGCTATGTTTTCGAGCGCGGCCTTGCGTTCACGCTGCAGTGCTGAGGTCATTTCATCAACCGACAGCGCGCCGACGGAATGCGCCTGCCGGATATCTGCCTGCACAGCACGATACTGCTGTATTACAGCGAAGAGCGGATTGTATTTTGCCCGTAAATTATCGAGTTCACGCCCATAGGCCGCAATATCGCTGCCACGAGCATCACTCGTAATGCCATCGGTTACGCCAAGGCGTCGATTGTAGGCGAGTTGGGCAGACTGGGCCACGGCAAGCTTATTTTGCGCGCTCGCCGCACGTTCAGCCACGAGAGCCTGCACTTCAAGCCGTTGATTGAGCGACGAAACCAACGGAGCGAGACTCACATGGCCTTGCTGCACGAGGGTCATCGCGTCGGCGACCAGGCCGTATTTCTTATAGGCAGCATCCAGCAGCACCGCAGCGCGATCAAGGTCCATGCCGCGATCGACGCCACGACCGATGGCCCGAAGCGTGCTTTCGAACTTGGCCGCATTGTTATAGCCGTCAATAAGCGCCTTGCTTAGTCGAACAGAGCCATTGGCCGTCTTTTCCATCGCCGCATCAGTTTGGGCCAACGCAGCACCCACCGATTTGCTCGACTGCGCACCAGCCTTGTCGGCAGCGACCTTTTGGTCCATGCCCCGCTTATAATTGACCGGGTCAAAGTCAGCGGCAACCCGTAGCGAACTAAGCTGAATTGTCACAGCAGCACCTCAGCTGAAAAGAATCGGATATCTTCGACCGCAATCAGGGACAGGGAACGGGATATGGCAGTCGACAAGGTACAAATGCAGGTGATTATTGGTGCAGCACTGACAGCTGCCCTATTTGTTGCAGGCGGATCCGCAATCTACCTCAAGCACAAGGACGATCAGCTACGCGCCGAACAAAGCGAGAGGGACGCTATCGCTAGGTGCGAAGAAGCCATAAAGCGAACGAACAAGTACTCGCTTGTCCTTACGGACGATAATGTTCGTCACGGTCTAGAATGCAGCTGGATGTATCCGCAATTCAAATGGTTCAAAGCACTATATGACGAACGCTCGCCAAATTCGCCGACAAGGAAGCCCGATAGTTAACCGGACCTCTGTTTCTGCAGCTCATGCAGATGATCAAGCCATTCGGCATCGATCGCCATAACTAACGCCCGGAACACATCGAACGCGACGCCCTCGATGTGATACCGTCGGGCATAAATGTCCAAGGCCTGAAAGCTGATAGGGCTCTCACCCCCAAGCGCACCGTATTGGCGGTCATACCGAAGGAAGTGCCAAGCGCGGATGTAATAGCCATACCATTCCGGCCCGGTCGCCTCTGGTGGAGGCTTTGGGGCGGGGATCGCATCGAATGCATCAGGCTCAGACGCTCGCAGCTTGGATAGCCAGTCATCTTGCCCCTTCCGCTTGAGCTGATAGCGGAAGGCGGCTCTCAGTTTTTTTCTGCGGCTTCCAGAAACTCGACCTGACGCTTGCCCACCTGACCGGCGCACCAGTACACCATATTGCGCACCAGTCGGCCTTCCTGCGAGGCGAGAAGCTGACGGGCACCTACCGGATGATACTTTTCATCAAGCCCGCGCCAATCGAGCAGCAAATGATCGGCAGCAAGCTCGCCGTCAGCTGCACCGACCTCTTCGACCGGCACAGGGTCATTGTTGTATTTCTGCGCAAATTCCACCTGCCGTTCTGTCTTGGCGGTCAGATAGGCTGGAAAGTTGGTCGACCGTACCTTGAACGCCAGACCGGGCAAATCACCGAGTCCAGGCCAACTCTTGACGAGAATCCATTCGCCATCACGTTCGGTAGCAACATCAGCCTTCAAGCTACTGAGTTTGATTGTCTTTTCCATTGCATGATCCTTTGTCGGAAGGAGGCGGGACAGCGTCCGACACCGCTATCCCGCCGTTTTCGCGCGAAACCCGTATCGGCGGGATGATGTCACTTTTCGTAATACTCGAAGCGATCCACGATCAGATGTGCCGAGGTCAGCGGATCCTTGCTCGCCTGTCCGGTGAGCGGCAGCATCACATCCTGATTTTTGCCACCAGCAGAAACCGCGCCATCGGTGTAAACATATCGCGGCACTGCGAAAATCAGCGCCTGACTGTCCTTTTCGATGCGGGTACTGATATTGGTAGGCGTACCAGCAAACAGCTTGGAAAGAAGCGCATTGCTGCCGAAATACGTGGATAGCTCGACCTGCACATCAAAGCTGCCCTGCCCGATCGCAACCGGACCGACCTTGTCATCACTGCGGATAGCATTGATCATGCGGAGATTGTTGTTCACCGTCAGCTTGAACGACTGCACGAAGTTCGGTCCACCGACGGCAACGCCATTTTCGGCAATCCTGCCAACATTGACCGCAGCAGCCATAACCGGATTACTGGTTTCCGGATCCGGCGTGACATCGAGCGAAACCGTCGACTGATCGCCAGTTGTACCGCTGAAAGTCATCACCCACTTGGCAATCTGTTCAGCTTCAAAAGTGAATTCGCCCTGCCCTACTGCCATCGAGCTTTGCACGATGTAGGTGGGCTGGGCCTGACTCATGAAACCGCGTTCAAGCGTGCCGGTGAAGAGATCCACCCCGTTGCGGATCGTATCACCGAAAAACACCCGGATCGTCTTGCCTGCGCCGGCATTCGCGGCCCAATTGATCGGCAGATTATCAAGCGTGATCTTGTTGGCCGTCACCGCCACCACGCGGGCAAACGTATTCAAGCCTTCGGCGTCGAAGCGGAAAGCAGCGCCGATACCCCCGATCTTGATCCACTGTCCGACCGTGAGGCCAAACGTGGTGAAATCAAGCGCCGTCGTCGTGATCCCATCCGCAACGGTCTTGATGTCGCCCGCAGCACCCTCGAAACCGACAACGGCAATGCGAGCCGTCGCAGGCGGCGCGGCTTCATCGACAAGCTTGTCTGCGCCGACTGCCGGCACCGTCGCAGATCCCGTCGTGATGGCAAAGAGGCCGTTATTGGCAGCCTCAGCAAAGCCTGACAGGCGGACAAGATGCCCCGCAGCAAATGCCGCGCCAGCCACTACAGTCACCACACCTGTCGCGCCAGCAACATCCGAAATCACGCTGCCGGCAGCGCCGTCGTTATCGCGACTGGGGCGCAGCGTCCATGGCGCGGACAATAGCGAGCGCAACCAGCTGGAAAACGGACTGCCATCGGGAGGAAACGACAGCTCGCCATTCACTGCGCCCTGCGACTGGACATTCACTTTGATCGGATCGGAGTTCATGCGATCGGCGCGAATTTCTTCCGACTGCACGAAAACCGGCTTGTATTGGAGGGACTCCCCGGTCAGGCGCACAGTGCGCATGCGAGGGTTTTCAGGAAGTACGCCCGGCGTGACTTCGTCACACCAAGTCATGCGCAGCCGATTGCTGTCCATTGTCATGGCTCCATAGGGTTGAATTTAAGGAAGGTTGCCGGATCAGCGCGATCGGCGTTTTGTTTTCACCGGGTGCTGGTCGATTGCAGCGAGGTAGCCAGCTGATTTCAGGCTATCGGCAGTGTGAGGCGACAGATCCGCATCGACCTCGACCTTGTCGCCCACGCAAAAACGTTGAAGCGCCGAGTTGAAGGCCTGAATTACTTCAAGGGCAATAGTCATCCTTCATCCCTCTCGAAATCGATGGTGACAGTCATGGCGTAATAGTTGCCATCCATTGTGCCGGGTTCACCGGCACCAATGGACGCGGTGCCAAAGCGGATCGAACCGATCTCCTGACCTCGAAAAAGATCATAGAGCTGCCGGCAAAGCTGACGCGCCCTGCGGGTACCGCCGCCGTTTGGCACGAGCACATGCAGGCTAAGTTGCCCGTTCTCGCGCCATCGGTTCGCCGCTTGTGTCTCAGCCCCAATCGACGCCTGATCCATCAGGTCGCCAAAAATCTCGACAAAGACGAACGCTGCAGGCTCACCTTCCAGCGGCCAGTTCTCATTCTCGAAAACAAGCGGCGTCAGCGTCCATTGCGACCGGAGGAAATCCTCGATCGGCTCAAATGTCTGCGGTGTTGCCATGATCAGCGGACCAGATTGATAACCAGTGATGGATAAGTGAGAGGCTTACCAGCTTCAGTATCTTTGCGCCGTGCGAGCGTCGAACGGCCTGCCCGATGGGCGCTTGATTGACGAACCGCCTTGGCAGCGACTGTGCGCTGATGACCTTTCAGGATGTAAGGCACGAGCGGTGAAACGCCGGCAGGCAGATTGAGGAACTTGACCTGCACGCTGATGAACGACTGTCCAAACCGCCTAAACATGCGCTGGCGTGCCCGCTCGAACAATCGCGGAGGTACTGACATTTTCATGGCACCGACGTGGATCTTGCGCGTGTATGGCTGCACATTGGTGATGACGATCTCGGCGTCCGCAGATACATCATCATAACTGGTCACCAGACGCTGATCAGCCAGCACAATGAACGAGTCCTGATATCGCCCGGACTTTCGCGGGCTGTATTCCCGCAAGCCTGTCAGGGCCTCATTGATGATGGCCTGCCACCACACAAACTCGTAAACAATCGGGCCGGGCGCAGAGACGCTTTCCTCCGGCGCATCTTTCACGCGGTTGACGTAACGCTCATAGATTGGGCTACCTTCTCCCGATCGCAACGCCTTCGCCAGTTCTTCCTTTGCCATCTTTGCCAGCGCAGCGGAAATCGCTTCCTGCGAAAGCCCTTCGGTTGCAACAGCAATAGCACGATCGAAGAACTCGAATTTCGTGGTTGTCGACGCCATCAGCCCCGCACCCTCACATTCACCCGTACCGGCACGTCGGCCATCCGGACGAACTCAATAGATTCGACGTTTGTAACTGAGCCGGCAATGACGATCTTGTAGCCCTTTTTCAACGCCAGTGCCGGCGCTTCGGGGAGCAACACAATATTGCGGTCGCCTTGCTCGATCAGGCCGACCAGTTCATCGGGTTTGAACCCGCGAACAAATGCCCGCACCCCTTTCGCTTCGGACTCGATGACACCGCCTGCCATCTTGCGCAGATCCACATTCTGCCCATGGCGCGTGAGCTGCCGTTCAAGCTTGGCGATGGCATGTGCCGGGGTCATCCGATAATCCTCAGTGTGTTGAGCAGGCTCTCAGCTGCCATTCGAGTGACCTCCGCAGCCCGATCCGCGTCCAGATATTGCGTCGTGCCAACCCCTTCCACATCCTCGGACCGGACAAGACTTGATGGCGAGGCGACGGAAATGAGCTGCTGCGCGGCAAGAATTATGGCCTGCCGGGCACGCTGAGGCACTGGTCCGATACCTTCGCTATCGTCATAGCCAGCACGATAACGGATGCGAACAGCATCCGGCTCCTGCGCCAGATCCGTCGGCCACCGGAAACCCTGCACGCCGACCAGTTCAGCATAATGATTGGTTTTGGCTACACGGTAGTTTTCAGGCGGGACGAACCGTTTCACGCCCTGCCGATCATAAAACTCGATCGACTCCACAGCGATAACCGGAACATACCGAATGCGACGACAAAGGAAGTCACATTGCTGTTGCTCCAGCAGTTGGGGACCAAGGCAGCGACCCAGCCAGCCAGATGGACCGTCGATCGCTTCCGTTGCAGCCTCAATGATAGCCGCCACCAACTGATCGGTATCACTGTGATCGCCAGCGACATCCGCTGGCGTCACAATCGGCTGCGCCGGCTCGATAACGACGGTCCTCATTCTCACTTTTCCTTGTATCCGGACTTGCTGCCACTTTCCCCGGCTGTCGACTTGCTGCCAGAGCCCTTTTCCGCCTCGGCACCTTCCTTGGGCTTATCCTGCCCCTTCGCCGCAGCCAGTTCCTTGGTGATTTCAGCAAGCTCGATATCAGCCGCACTGCGAGCGTCTGCCACCTTCTGGTTGATTGCCGAGATTTCGGCGCTCGCCGCCCTTGACGCATCTTCGACGGTCTTGTTGATCTCGCCAATCCTGACATCAGCCGCTTGCTGGACCTTATCGACCGTCTGGCGGATTGCTTCAATCTCGACGTCCATCTTGCTTCGCGCATCTACGACGGCCTGACTGATCTTCTGCAAAGCGTTCACCTCGGATGCGTCGAAGCCGTTCAGATCATCAGGAAGATCGGTACCTTCAGGCACGGCCCAGCCTTGCGCGATAGCTACGCCTGCCAGTTTGCCTTCGACCACATCGCGAAGCCTGAAGTCGCGGGCATGAACTTCACCATCCGGAACACCCGGAAAAGCCTTTACGACAATCGCTTTCATGGAACTCTCCAATAGCTGCGAAGTCTGCGCAGCACCAAAGAGGCGCTGCGACAGCTTCAAACGGATTTGATGGATGGTTTAAGCAGCCGCTACGCGGTGATAGCGCAGCCATTCCGGGTTCCAGATGCCGCCACCGACACGCTTGCGCGTATAGAACAGGACGTACGGCTTCTTGGTGTAGGGGTCGCGAAGGATCGACATACCGACGCGATCAAAGATGCGATAGGCTTCCTTCATATTGCCAAACACCAGAGGCACCGCATTCGCTGCAACATCCGGCATGCCAGCCAGCTCATTGAACGGATTGCCAAGCACCTGCGCTGGCTGGCCCGCCTGGAATGGCGGCTGCCAGAGATAATTGCCCTGCCCATCCTTCATCTTACGGATCTTGGCGTGGGTTTTCCGGTTGCCAAAAAGAGCCGCACCAACGGAGCGATCTTCCGGCAAGCCGTAAACAAGATCGATAATGCCGTCAGAAGTCAGATCATCCGCCGCACCGGTAACGACTTCCTGAACCGGTCCCAGTGGATGTCGGTTCGCCTCCGGCAATGCTGCCTCAGTGGTGGCGTCGTACATCAGGAAACCCTTAGGCTTGTTGACGCCGTTACCGCTAACAAAGGAAATGCCTTCCTGCCGCGCAAATTCGGTATTGACCTCGCTCTCCAGCCACGCTGCAAGATCAATGGAGGAATCTTCCAGAATGGTCTGCGTTGCAGCGGGATTGGCATAGATCTCACCGAAGCCGAATGCATATTCGCGAAGCTTGGATGTAGCCGTCTCCGGGCGAGCATCAGTCTCCCCAACCCAGCCAGCTTCCGTGCCGTGCATGTTGTAGAGCCGCTTGAAACCGGCACCCGAGACGGTCTGGACAGCAGCAAACCGCCGCATCGGGGAAACTTCTACACGGGCATCAGTAATGCTTCGATCCCACTCCACCGGAGCACTCAGCCCGCCGTCAGGATCCGAACCAACCGAGTATGCCGCAGAAATATTGCCATCACGAACCATGGCCTTCAGGCCGTTTTCGCCGTCGCCGTCACGGAACCAAGAATCGAACTTCGCCTGATATTCTCGATCTTCAGCGGAGAGTTCGACACGATCCTCGCCGCCTGCGCCAACAGACATAGCAGCGATCTTGGTGTTTGCTTCATCGAGCGCTTTGACCAGATCAGAGATGCTTGCATCGATACGCTGCACCTTTTCGGTGGTAACAACGTCCTCAAATTTCTTCTTGATGCCGGCAACTTCCTGCTCGTGCGCCGCCTTGAACTCGGACCAGTCCTTGTTCATGGCATCGATAATCACGGCAGGATCCGACTGATCGGCCCGGACGGCAAGAATACCGCTCGACATAAGGGCGGCAGATGCAAGTGCGATACGCTTAGTCATTAGATAGACCTTTCAGGAGATTTGGAGGGTTGAACGGGCGCGCATAACAGCGTCCCGCAGTCTGTCAGCGTCTCGCTTGACGTTAAGGGCATCATCACGCTTGCCCGATTTGATTTGGGATATGAGCGCCTTGGCGTCTGCCGCGCTTGATCCGGATGCCATCAAGGCGCGCTCGATGGCGCGTTCGACCGGAACCGGCTTGGCAGACACATCTGCCTTGACCAGCTTGACCGCGCCAGCAGCCATTTTCTTGTCAGCCAGACCTTTTTCGATGGCGCCAGCGGCGGAGAACATCGTGCCCTTGCCCCGGCTCTTGTCCATCCACGACAGCGCCATGGATTTTTCGACGCCAGCTCGCGCCGCATAAAGCTCTGCCATCGCATCGTCAGCATCGGCCAACATTTCTGCAGCGTCACGCGCATCATGATGGTTTCCTACAATAAGCGCCGATGCCCGATGGATCATGATAACCGATCCGTCGGCCATATTGATTTCATCACCGGCCATGGCGATTACAGATGCCGCAGAACCGGCCATACCGATCACATTGATCGTGACTTTGGCAGGGTGCGCACGAAGCAAATTATAGATGGCCAACCCGTTGAAGAAATTCCCGCCCGGTGAATTGACGTTGACAGTCACATCACGCGGACCAATCGCCCGCAGTTCATTGCCGACACGACGTTCCGTGTTGTCGATATCCGTAAAGATCGACGTTCCGATCTGACCGTAGATCGATATGACGGCCTCGCCCTTGCTGGTGGCAGCTTGGATCTCAGGCCGGTATTCTGCGGCCGTCTCGGCTGGCGGCTCGAAATGAAGGATGTCGCTTTGCTGGAAAGCGCGGATTTCAGGCAGATTGCGAAGGGACATTGGTCGGCTCCTGCTTGACGTTGGCTGGCTTTCCCAGCGTGTTTCCATCGGGATCTTCGGGCATATCCTGCAGCCCGCGCACTTCGTTCGCCGTCATCCACGGCTGGTGACCGCCCGCGCCGAGCGCCTTGGCGAAGAACTCACCCTGATCTTTCATGGAGCCGCGCAGCAATCCGCCCGCGTTGAACTTGAACTCGTACCGTTCTTTCTCTTCGTCGGTGAGAAACGAGCGGGCGCCGGCCTGCTCCCACGCGGTAAACCACGGCTGCAGGCTGTACCGGACAAAGAGTTGCCCCAACGCATCCACGCCGCTGCCCCAGTTGGTGTCATCCAGACTAAGAAGCGGCCTCGGCGTTCCGAACACTCGCCCGACTTCCTCAATCTGGAGCTTCCGTGTTTCCGCCTGCTGGGCATCAACTGCCGACAGTTCAAAAGGCTCGGCGTCCATATCCTCTTCAAGGAGCATCCACTTTCCGGAATTGTCTGCGCCGGAGTATTTCTCCTCGAAGCCCTTTTTGATATTTGCCTTTGCTTCTTCAGAGAGCTTCTTCGGGTAACGGATCTTGCCCCCAACCATCATGCCGTTTGTGAAGAGGCGAACGGCGGCATTCTGGGTCTGCATGGCAAGCGCGATCGCTTCAGCCGCCGCCTTCACCAAAGACATGCCATTGAAGCCGTCATCACTCATTCCGCGCAAATGGAAGATATCGGTTGCCAGAAACTTCCGAACCGAACCGTTCGGCAGGGTCACTGAATACTCCAGCGACCAATCCGGAAGCTGGCGAACAATGACCCGAGACGATGGCAACGGCACAAGATGGATGATGCGGCCCATCGATCGCACAATCAGAGCGTAGCCATTGCCGGTCGTGAGCGCCTGATACTGCAAGTACGCCCGGAAATCGAAGGCGGTCTGCCAAGAGTTCGGTTGGCGATGCAGCAAACGAAACAGCGTGTGCTCGCGAGCCTTTTCCTTGGTGTCTGCATCAAGCAGATGAAAAGGCAACATGCCTATCGAGTTGGAGATCAGGCTTACGCTTCGAAACACTGCCGGGATCTTCATCGCATCCGCGATGGAAATGGATACCCCGGATTGTGTCGTGTAGACCTCGCGCAGAGCCTTGGCGATATCGTGCGAGGTAATGACGCCACCGCCTTGCGAGGGCTCTGCCATGGCACTGATCTGCAGATCGCCGCGAGCATCGGAGCCGCGGCGAAACCAAGAGCCTAGAATTCCCATGGATTACACCATTTCTATGCCACGCGTCTCATAGACCGATGGCCCTTCGTTTTCGTCTTCTGTGCCAAGGCCGATCGTCATTACGGTTGCTACGACACCGTCGATCTTATCGAGTGATCCCTTTTTGTCGGGCACATAATTGAGGTTCGCATCAAACCGGACTGTCGAATGCCCCATCATCCATGCAAGTACAGGATGCCCGCCATGCTCGACTTTCCCGCCATAGACCAAGCGTTCCAGCTCTTTCGTTGGCTCCGCCAGCGTCTGATGACCTTGGCGCATCTTGATCTGAACATCCGGATCCATTCCGTCATGCTGCAGGTCGCTGGCAAGCTTGCTTGCGTTCCAAGGGTCGTAACCAAATGCCTGAATGTCGAACTGTGCAAACGCATCATGGATTGCCTGCTGCACGAATGTCTGATCGACCCAATCGCCGGGAGTTGTCAGCAGAGCGCCTTCACGAACCCATTTTTTCCAATCGACGCGCCGATCTTGTTCCGCACGTTCATCAAGCGTCGCTTCCGGGACCCAGAAAAGCGGGATAATGACCCACTTGTCATAGTCGTCATCTGGTGGAATACCGACTACGAGCGCAGTTATATCCTGTGTCGATGACACGTCGCATGCGAGGAAAGCCCTTCTTCCCTTATGCAACTGCCATAGTTTCGGCCATGATTTAGGATCAGCGGTGCAGGCTGCCCATTTCGCACGCGGTATCCATCCGGACAGCTGATCGACCCAACGGTTAAGGTGATAGCACTGGAAAATCGCCTCTTGAGCGGGACGCCCTTTCGCCTTCGTGAATTCAGTACGGAGGTAGTCAAGCGTAGGCGTCAGACCTAAGCTGGGGTTCGCCTTTCGCCAGACCTGTTCGTCTGTCCAGTCGTCTTCCTCATCAATACCGAAGTGGACTACAAGTGTCGTTGGGTCATCAATCTCACCACGCATGATTGCGAGCGATTCCTCAAACCACTCGAACCCGGTTCGATTTTGTTTACGACCCGCCGTAGACGCGTAAAGCTCGATCGGCTGCAGTCGAGCGCCGGTTCCCTGTCGCAGGGTGTCAGCAAGTTCACGGGTTTTCCACTCGTGGATTTCATCCCCAACGATGACTGTCGGTGAGCGACCGTGCTTACCGTCTGGGGAACCCGTCAGAAGCTGACATAGCGATGTTGTCTCGCGCAGGAAAATCGACTTATCGTGCAAGGAAATGCGCTCATTTCCCTGCGCATCTTCAAGAAGGCCATTCGCCTCCCTGATGATGTCCTGCATCTTGCCGAATGGGACACGACCCTGATCTTCGTTCCGCCCGAAAACATATGCTTCAGCGCCGTTGACCTTCTCCAGAACGAAGAACAGGACGCCGAGAGCAGCAAGAAATTCCGATTTACCGTTCTTGCGCGGTATCCAGAGATCCAGACGTTTGAATATCCGGATATGCTCGATGCTCGGCAGATGTGTCGCCGGGTCAATGACCTCGATCGGCTTTTTCCAACCGACCAGCAATCGAACCGTGATTTCCTGCCACTTGACCAGTTTGAAGGGCACACCCTTGAAACGGTCATTTGTGAGGCGGAATATCTTCGGCCAAGAGGCGACAATCTTGTCAGCTTTAGCATGATCAAACCATGCCCCCGTTACACTGGACGCTCGTTTCCAACCGGATATCGCCCAGGCATAAGCCGGATCTTCTGCAACATCAGCGAGCCAAGCAGGTAACGCGTAAGCTGCCCAACCGTCAGTTCGGAATTGTTCCGGGTGGTGGGCTGTCTGCCCCATTCATCAACCCCATCGGATCGTCGTCGGGTTCATCATCTTGCGATGACCTGTGCCCGCCCGATTGCGGATGAGTGCCGCCCAGAGGCAAGCGGCCCTGTCCAGCGTTGAAGGATTCCACCCTGACGAGATCCTGATCACGAACCGGCGTAAAACCGAACTCAGCATCCAAAAGGCGAAGTGCCGTTTCAGCCTTCGCCATGAAATCCACATTCGGGTGGGTGCGGATGACAGTTTCACCGTCACCCTTTTTGACCTTGATCGCAGACCCGCCCTTTGGCAGATCCCGGCGCAGCTGTTCTGCTGCCGAAACGTAGAACTGTGTCCACATACAATAGCGGGCAAGTGTACGGCGATAACCCGGACGCCTGCGTCCCGCTTTCAGAAGTACTTCTGACTTTTCTTTCCAGACCCGGATTGCCTCAGCCCAATACGAGGGTGACTTCCTGAAAACTTCTGGAATTGGAAACGGATCATCAGGCGTCGAGTGCATCGCGACCGCTGCATCTGCTGCAGCTTCGATTTCCGCCTCTACTTTACCTCTTCGCCTGCCGGGAAAACCCTTGGCAGCTTGGAGCAATGGATTGTCTTTGCGCCGTCCCATACCTCGAACCGCCAAGTTGGTACCCTGCAGGTACAGAAAAAAAAGATATCGCTGAAAATATTGCGCCGGTTTTTTGCGTGACACCCACCGGTCCGGCCCCTCAAGGCCCAGAACTTTCGACCGCCCCCCCCCCTATGCAGGGAACCTCGCGTTCGATGCATCGCAGATCGACTGGATCTGGCTGACCAAGCTGAATGGCAGGCAATCCTCGATCGCATGGTCAACCCGTATCGGAAGTGATGCGCCCAGCAGCTCATTCAGATGGCAGGGCTGGTTCACCACTACAATCCGACAGCGATTGGCAACCGCGTCGCCCCGGACAGAACGCACCATTGACCGGACGTAAGCTCGCATCGAAACACTATGAACGACAACGAAAGCGCCAGTTTCAGGCAGCGCCTCCACCATAACTTTCGTCAGGCCCTCACCACGCATGGTATCCTCGCATTGCTATCGATTGAAAATGATGCGGGTCAGATGAACCGCCGCCTTGCTGTCCAAGCGGAGATCCGACGCGTTCAGCAGCCCTTGCTCGTACTGACGTTCCAGCTGCTGCTTGACGATATCGTGGTGCTTGGTGCAGCACGGTTGCCAATTGGCTTGATCCCAGAACAGGGTATCGTCGCCTTTGTGCGGAATAATGTGGTCGACAACGGATGCCAGCTCGACCCGATCGACAGCCTCGCACCCGATGCATAGCGGGTTATCCCGCTTGAAGGCTGCTGCAACCCTGTCCCACCTTGCCGTATAACCACGCTGGCGGGCGCTGCCTCTTCTCGTCTCATAGTCACGTTGCGATTGCTGCACCGTACCCAGATGAGAAGGCCGGAAGGATTTCGGCTTGGAAGCCATCACCGGGTCCGATTGATTATAACCCGCTCAATTTTGTTCGAGCGCATCACCAGTGATAGCAAGCCATTGCTTGAGGTCAGCACAACAGACCTCTGCTGTGGTTTCCTCTTACGCGCCACGCCAAGCATGCGCAGGAAAGCCTGACGCTTCATAACGGCCTCACATAAGGTGAAATGGAAAGAGCGCCTCGCGGCGCTCATGGATCTTGGTGAATTCTGGACATAGCTTACGCACTGGCCCCGAATCGATTTCTGCCGATCTGGCAGTCAGGGCGGGGTCCGAGCGCGACCACCTCAGGAACTAGTCCCCACGTTTTACCGTGTATCGAGGTTCACTATTCATACCGGATCATCCCGTGAGCGGATTACGCTCATAAAGGTTCGAGAATTGCAATAGGCACCGTCATGGCAACTGGCCTTCCCATGACCGAAACCTCGACCACGACCAGACCATTTCCTTTCGAGCCACCAGAGACCAACTCAGCACGGCACCCGGCAAATGGACCATCAGCAACCCGCGCCCATTTCACGCCGATGAACCTGCGATGGAAATGTTCATAATCATATTTACCATCTTCTGCTTTCGCCATGAAAAGTAAGACGTTTTGGGCGCTGACAAGAAATGGATTCTCATATCCGCCGAGGATCGAAATCACGTTCTCGAAGCTCAACAGCCCTGCCAAGCAGACATTGGAAATGATGCACCGGGCGAGCACGTAACCGTTCATGACAGGCTGCTTTTTTGGCGGGATGGTTCGATGCTGCCGACGAACCGTCGGCCCCATTTTCATGGGGACAAGCACCTCAATATTTTCCAATGTGAGAGCGTCTTTGACCGCATTCTCGCGACCAGTCACTACCTGCAGCACCAACCAAGGCGAATCGTCGCCTGCGCGAATCGCAGCCGCAGCCCTCATTCTTGCCACCCTCCGGCGCTCTGACAGCACCTTGTCTATAGCCCTGCACTGGTCAGCAGTCGGCTGCATTGATAGCGCCGCGTCGATCTGCTTGCGGTCAATTGCCATCATGTTCACCCAATCCCCTCAAAGCAGATTCAAATTCATAAAGCGCATCAGGCCCGCCCTTTGGGCAGTAGACGACCGCCAAACGATCGAACTCACCCGGCCAAGGCCATGCCCGCCGCCTGAATTCATCGCGCCATGCGTCCAGCATTGTCGTGTCTTGCGGTACCGGCTCCATCAGCGCAGCAGCTTCGTGCCACATCGCCGGGAATACAGCGCCGCCCTTCTGTTGCTGGATATCCCGGAACCGCGCTATCGCAGGCCATGCCTTCACGAGCTGCGATTTCGGCAAGAATGGGCTGCGAGCCAATTCACGATCCGCAGGACCATCGAGCAGATGCGCGAACATTCGGGCCAGACCCACCGGGCCAAGGCAGACCGCCCAGCCGTCCGGCTTCCGTTCTTCGCTGCGCGAGGCCTGTGCCTTGACGGTTTCCACTCGTTTCAGGATTTCAGGGTCCAGTGCGGTCCATGTGCGATCCCGCAAGAAATTGCCCACGGCTTGCGGGCTTTTCTTCCTCGCGGCCACATCCAGCAGATAGGCATCGCGCCACTGTTCGGCCTCCCGGCGCTCTTCCGGGGTCAGGCTGGCAAAACGCTTTGCAATCCAGTCCAGTGCAGCGCCTACGTCCCAGTCCTTCCAAGGCCCAGCAACAAATCCGGTGCCATTGCAGAACCGGGCAACACGTTTCTGGAAAGCGGCAGACGCCGGATTGTCTTCTGCTGGCATCGCCACTGCATCATTCCCTCTTTCCTCATTTTCGCTCGCGCGCGCCTCTCTCTCTTCGTTAATTGGGGTTGTTAAAGAGGGGTCGTTAATAGGTGCCGGTCCAGAACCGGCAGGGGGTGCCGGTTCTAGGGCGGCAGGGGGTGCCGATATACCGGCAGGGGTGCCGACATAGCGGCAGGGGTCATCGGCGTCGGAAACGCTCGACACATCCGGATGCTTTGGATCAAGAACGACACGATACCAATGCGCGCTATCACGCCCGCTGTCAGACTCTTGGACGTGCCGCTCCAAATAACCGGCATCAACCAGACGATTGATCGCATCGAAAACGGTTGAACGGGCGCAGCCCATTTCGTCCGCCATTCTCACCTGACTGCGCCGACACCAGCCCAGATCATCGGTATGCCTGCCGAGGACGCAAAGCACCTGCAAGTCGCGAGGTTTCAGCGCCTTGTCTGTGGCCGCACGCGCCGGAATAATGGAAAGACGGGGACCGCTCATTGCGAACCGCCTTTCCCGCGCACCCACGCGCTAGGCCGAAAGTCCTGTCCAGCCATCAGTTGCCCACCTTTCTCCATGCCTCGAACGATGCGCGCAGCGATCGCCACCGATCCGCCGCCGCCTCGTCCTTGTTCAGTTCGCTTCTGGATGTGATACCGAGAATGGTGCGCAACTTCTGCGCCGCCCGTTCGGCAGTAAGTGGCCGTTCAAGGCCGTGCTTTTCTTCAAGGAACACCTTGAATGCGGCGTCATCGCACTTCATCGCAGCTTCCGCCGCGAAGTCCTTATGTTGGCTATGGTTTTGCTGACGCGGCGCTTCCTTGCGAGCCTTTGCAATCGCCCGGTCGACTAGCCGCAGCAGAAAGGCCACCATTTCCGGCGCACCGACAACAAAGTCGATTTCTTCCGGCAGTGCGCCCGGATGAAAACGGGCGATCTCATTGAGTTCGCCCACGGAAGTTCTCGCCTCGACAAACTGGCCGCGATCATCAGCGGATCGGTACCATTTCTGCCCCGATAGTCCGGCAAGCTTGTTTCGGATCCGATGCAGCTCCATCGCTTCGGGGTTCATATCGCGCCCCTCCATTCGATGATCTCTAAGCTGCAATTGAGCGCCAGCTGACGTTCCGCGAGCGCTCCCTTGGAACGCTCCCAGCCCGGCAGCAAAACGATGGTGTCCGCTTCCAGACAGATGAAATTGCAATAGGACGCAAACGCCCGCCTGATTGGAAATTCTTCCGGTGGGCCGTCGTGTGGAAACTCTGCCGGATTGTAGACGCGGTGCCCCGACTCTCGCAGCTGCGCCGTGACGCGGTGAAAAGCCGGATAGTTGTAGTCTGGCAGCCCCGTCATCGGTCCCGACAGATAAATGTTGCGCTTGCGGGTAGGCATGGCGGCGTCAGTCACTCTTCCGCCCTCCCGCAGCTTCATAGCCCCAGGCATCCCAGCCGGGACGCGGCGAACGACAGAACAGTTCAAGCTTTGGAACATCGGGATAAAGCCGCTCGATCTGCTCGGCGAACCATGCTGGCTTTGCCGAATGCCTTCCCTTGCGCTCGCGGTGCACGGTTTCAGGCTGGGTACCAGCCAGCGGCGCAGGCGGATTACCGCGCTTGCCGATCAGCAGCAGTTCGTGCCGGTCGCGGCCCCAATATCCGGTTCCTGCGACTTCCTTGTCCCAGATCCAGTGATGAACATAGGTGAAGCCCCAAGCCCGCATGACGCCAACCGCGTCCAGCAGCATCGGATTGGTGGCCCAGAGAAAGAGCAACCCATCGGGCGTGAATGGTGAGCCGATCTCAGCAAGAAGGCCGGATATCGACGCTGTATCCATTGTCGGATAATGGTTTTCCGCGCTCTTTTCCCGGCCAGTTTCTTCCGAGTAAACCCCGAACCGCCAAGGCGGATCCGCGTAGATGATTGGAAACAGACGCTCGACCTTTCCGGGTGCCGTTTCCCGCCCCTTTTCGGCAACTAGTGCCATAGTCGTAAGCCGCACCGCATGACGGACCTTTTGCTGTTCAGCCCGAATTTTCTTCGCCTCGGCAACGATCGCTTTCTTTTCCTCTCGAACAACTCGCGCTTGCTCGGCATGCTGGAGTTCGGACAAAGCCTCGCCGGCATGAACCGAAACCTTGCCGGCCCGGATCGCGTCAATCAGTTCCGGCGCACCATGATCCCGGATGCGCTTAGCTGACTTCACCGCACGCTCCGAAACAGACAGTTTCTCGGCAGCGCGGCGGGAGGGCAAATTTGCACCCCCGGCAGTAGACTGGTTGATGCCCCGTTCCCAATCGACAATCATCGCCGCCGCAATGGCGCGCTGGCTTTCGCTAAGGTGACGCCTGTGCAGGTTCTTCGACAGTACGAAGCTGAGAGGATCGGCCCCGGTAAACTCGGCATAGACCGGATCGACGCCGGCCAGACCGCACGCCGCCTGCCGGTTGCGCCCGTCCAGAACCTTCCCCTCCAATAGTAGGATAGGCTCGACCTGACCGTTCGCAGCGATATCAGCAGCGAGAACCTTCAAATCGGCTTCCGCGATCATCGGAAAAATGTCGGCGAGTGGATGCGACGGATATGTCATGCCGCAACTCCGCGTTTCCGCGATTTCGCCGAAGCGGTCGCCGCCTTCGCCCGATGCCCTTCCAGCAGAAGAACGGCCCGTTCAAGTGTTGCCGCTCCGACGCCATCCGCCAGCGCCGTGGCAAAGCGAACATGCAAATCCAGTTCCCGATCCGAAACCGGGTTGCCTTGCTCCTGACCGACGCGAGCTGCAAAGGCCGCATCGAAAAGCATCTGCGCGAAAGCCGACGGTTTGTAGCCTTTGCTTTCGGCCATTGCGGTAAGGCTTCCATAAGCCTTGGCATTCAGGCGAACCGAAACCTTAAAACTTGACGGATTCATATGAACGAACCTCCGCGAGATAGATGACGACGAAAAATGGCGAAGCCGCCCCGAGGACACAGAGGGTCGCCAGAAGAGCCGCGAAGAAGAGGTCGTGTTTGCGAATGAAACTGATCATCGACCAGCCTCACGACATGCCAAGCGCGTCCATGTAGAGCTGCAGCATCGCTTGCTCTTCCTGACGCTCGTGATCTTCTTTCTTGCGAAGGCGGATGATTGCCCGGACAGTTTTCGCGTCGAAACCCGAACCCTTCAGCTCGGCATAGACGCCCTTGATATCGTCGGCGATTTCGGATTTTTCCCCTTCCAGCCGCTCGATACGCTCAATGAAGGCGCGAAGCTGGCCCGCCGCGATAGTCTGGACTTCCGAGGTGATATTGTCGCCCGCCGTCGGAAGGACTTCGGGCGCATCCTGCTCTTCAGCCTCAATATCGACGGCCTTGGTACGCCTTTTCCCTGACTTCACCGGTTGGGCGTTCCGCGGATCATATCCCTCCTGAGCGTCAGCCATGACCAACCACCTTTCCAGGACGAGGGCGCGAGCCACCTTCGACGGTGGCCCGCGCTATCGCATCTGCTTTTTCAGGATATCGATTGAGGATCCGGCGTGAGCGATCACAACCGAAGCGGCCGGCCAAGCGCCTCCAGCGAGGCGGATGCACCTCGCCCATCTCATCAATGATGATGAACTTTGCGATTTTGCCGGAGATCATGTGCTCGTCTCCAGTCGGCGGACGAGATCCTCCATCACCCGAATAAGCTCGCGAGCTTCCTTGCCGATATTCTTGCGCTCGGCGGCATCGATCCTGTTATCAGTCAGTGCATCAACGATCGCCTGCGATACATCCATTCCCTCTTTGAGAATGCGCATCGCATCTTTTTCAGTGATCGGCGCGGGCGATGCAGCGAGATCGCTGTGAATGCCGACTGGCACCAGCTCGTAACCGAGGATCGCAGCCATTTCCTTCGTAATCGTCGGCGACTTGGCGGCGCGGTCAATCTCGATCGCCACGTCGATCGGCGCGAAACTGTCGGTGTTGTCCTCGCCGAAAGACGCGTACTTCGAAAGCTGCGAGGTTGAGACACGAGTAAAGTCCAGAATGCGGGAAATGCCGCCCGACAACACATATGCACCGTCGGTAGCAGCCTTAAGTGTCCGGCGTTCTGGCTCGGAAATAGTGCGCAAAAGAACCTCCCTGAAACGTCAAGGAAAAATTTCGGTCAAAGGATTCGGTGAATTTCGCCAGCCCTACCGATAGGACTGTCTGGTCAAGTCAAACAGGTGGCCCGCAGGCCGGAGAACAGCGACATGGAATCATCGCAGGCCCTCCTCAAATGCAGCCGGGACGCAGCCAGCCAGAGAATGCTGCGCCCCGGCATTTTCGCCCGATGGGAGGAGAGAGTCGGGCGAATTGAAACTGGTTGCAGGGGTCGGATTCGAACCGGCGACCTCCGGGGTATGAACCCGGTGAGCTACCTCTGCTCTACCCTGCTCAGAAATGGCTGGAGCGCCACTGGGGTTAGCGGGGGGCGACGACGCTCCAGCCTCACCCGCAGAGGAACCGACGGGCGAAGATTGCGGCTTTCCAAATACGTCAGGTCGCAGAAGGTGGCGGGAAATACCCGTCAAACGCTCCACATCAAGAACCCTCTCAGGTGGCACAACGAACCACTGGTTCACCGCCTGCGGAGTGATGCAAAGCGAACGCGCCAAGGAACTGGCACCCTTTGCCCGATCTTTAGCGGCCTCAAGGGCCATATGCATTTCGTCTCTGTCAGCCATGCGCTGTTTTAAAGCACAGCTTTCATTTTAATGCAAGGGATACTTAAATGGACGAAATTATCCACATCGAGTCACATCCCATTATGGATGAGACACAACTATCGCAAAAAATTGGCTTGGCCCTTCGCACCGCACGAAAACAGCGCGGGCTTGTTATGCGCGACATTGCGAAAGCCGCTGGCGTCAGCACAGGCGCAGTCGGCAACTGGGAACGCGGCGCGAACGTCATGTCGATGGAGAATCTTCAAGCAGTTGCTGCCTTCCTCGACATTGACCCCATAGCATTAAGCAAGGGTAGCGTTCGCTACCTGTCCAATCAGAGCGATGTGTCGGACGCGGAAATCGTATCCGACATGGCCCACATTGATACCGGCCCACTCGATGTGGAGATACTTGGCGTTGCCGTAGGCGGCGACGATGGAGACTTCACCTTAAACGGAGAAGTCGCAGGTTACGCTCGCCGACCGGCTGGCATCGCCCATTTAAGAAAAGTGTTTGCACTTCATGTACTTAGTGACAGCATGGAGCCGCGATATGAGCCGGGCGAATTGCTATATTGCGGCGGACGCGACGCTGTGGCGGGCGATGATGTGGTAATAGAGACGTTTCCCGCAGAAGGCGAAACCGTAGGAAAAGCCTATATTAAGCGCTTGGTTAAGCGGTCGAAAACTGAAATTATTTGCAAGCAATACAACCCCGCCAAGGAACTGGTTTTCGACCCCTATGCCATCAAGAATATGTGGCGAGTGATACCTACGCGCGAGCTTCTCGGCTATTGATCATGTACGCATCAGCATAGATTCGAGCATTCGAGGACACGAACCTCGGGCTCAGACTGATGTTTCTTCCAGGCATCCCCTCACCCCTGCAACCAGTGCAAAACAGCTTCAGACCGAGCTGCCGAATGGTTGTCTGGGGCGTCACCTTGGCCCGCGACCGATACAGATCATGGGGCTTAAGCCAGCGGATCCGCCCGCAATCAGCGCATTCAATCTCAATTACCGACGTAGACCCTACAGTTGGCTCCTGCACACAAGACATTCCACAAACCACCCTGTTCTAATTTTGTTCTCACTATTGATTCTTTTTTTTGCGTTGTCGAATCGATTCTCGCTTTAACGTTTTTAAAGTATCACTTGCATTTCTTTTAAAGCAGTGCTTTCTTTCATCGCGCAATCTGCCTCGTAAGACAGAAACGGATGGAAGAAGATGATTCAATATCAACCCAAAACACAATCGCCCGTAGCTCGCACCTGCATCAGTAGCGTCGAAAGCCGCCTCGCCGACAAGATGCGCGAAATGGCGTTCGCAGGCGAAAACGTAACGCCAGAGACGCTGGAGAGCCACGGATTTTCCCGCGATGTGGTCGCAAAACTCGGCCAGCGCGCCGCAGCCCTCGCGCGCCGTCGGTCCATCAAGAGGATCGACGGTCATGCGTGACGAGATCGAGTTCCGAACCGATGCGGGCTTCAACCTGCCGGAATCATACAAAATCGAAGACTGCGAAACGACCTTCCGCGTCATGCTGGCGGTTTTCGGATGTTGCTTTGCCGGGGGCATCGTTCTCGGCCTGCAGATTGCGGGGCTGATATGAGCGAAAAAACCTACGAGCAAACTTGGCTGCCTGCAGACTGGATGGACGAATATATCCCGGCAACACTTCGGCACCCCACCGACTTTTTGCATCGCAGAACGGACGGTAGCCTTATTGTTACGCCAAAAATGAGCAAGGATGATCTGCGCCCGGAAGGTGACGGCGAAGAGCGTAGCTTTTATACAATTCTGGTCGAAACCGGCGATATCGTTCGATTTCTACCTCACGAAGCGTATGGCACCTTCGATTTCCATGTTGCGAACGATCTTACTACCCGGATTCTGGGTGACTTCCCCAGTAAAGCAAACACGTTTTATCTACCGGACACCGAAACTGTTGGTGACAGCCTTGATGAAGCCATCAGCCTCAGCCGAGATCTGTGCGAACCACTTGAACCGGGCGACTACCAAGTAGACGTCTATTGGTGGGGCGATGCGGTTGTGTTCCGTGTTGAGGCCGGGGCAGATGGCGCCGCACGATTCGTTGAAGTTGGCGAGGTGCACTGACATGGCCGACATTAACCGGATCGATTTTACCATTGAGCGCCGCGTTCTTCTGCCCGCCTTGTCGGCAGCAAATCGCATCATCGAAAAGCGCAATAACGTGCCCATTCTTTCGCACGCTCTGGTTAAGCCGGACAATGGCAAGCTGACCGTGACCGGCACGAATATCGACGTGGAAGTAAGGGCGCAGGCGCAGCAACCCGGAATCCCGGATTTCCAACCGTTTGCCGTACCTTCCGCGCTTCTTTACGGAGCTGTGAGCAAGCTACCGGACGGATGTGAAATCGAGTTCACCCGCGAGAACAATACGGTCGCCCTTCGGGCCGGCAGATCGCGTCTGCAGCTGCCCATATTGCCGGCAGAGGATTTTCCAGCAGTGACTGAGGATGGCTTTACACATAGTTTCCGCCTGCCTGCCAGCGCGCTTGCACGGATCCTGACAACGGTCGGCTTTGCCGTCTCGACAGAAGAATCGCGATACTATCTCAACGGCATCTTCATGCACCCCGATGCTGACCAGCTCGCATTCACTGCGACTGACGGCCATCAATTCTCCCATATGAAAATTCCCGCTCCAGACGGCTGCGCGGATATGCCCGGCGTGATCATTCCACGCGGAATAATCAATCTGCTATTGCACTGCGCCAAGGCAGAGGGTGATGTTGAAATCAGTCTGTCCGACAGGAAGATACGAGCGGCATTTCAGGATGGCGTGACCGTGACCTCCAGACTGGTTGATGGCACGTTTCCCGACTATCGCCGCATCATACCTTCTGGCAACAACAGGCACTACCATGTGGACCGAGAGGTGCTTCAGGCTGCAGTCAGCCGGGTTAGCCTAGTCGTAGGTGAGCGCTCCGAAGGCATCAGGTTCGCATTCGGCAATGACGATGTGAGGCTGGAGCTTGACAACCCGCTAGCTGGAAAAATGGAAGAGGCGGTTTCGCTTTCCGAGAGCTACCCCGAAGAGACCCTCATCAACCTTAACTATCGGTATTGCAACAACGTTCTGGGCGCGACCGATGCTGCGGAAATGCGCTTTGCGTTAGATTCCGCAACCAGCCCATGCCTCATATCTCCGGTCACTGATCCAGAGGCTGGAGAGCCACCCATCTTTATCATTATGCCAATGCGTTGATAGGAGCGCGGGAACCATGCCGGATAAAGCAAGGCCGACCGAGGCCGAAATCAAGTACGCAATCGAATATGCATTGCGCAGCGAAACCATCACCGCCGAAGTGTCGGATGAATGCGGCGGCACGCAGGAAGAGGTCGTTTATATGACCGTTTCCGATATCGAACCGTACACCATGCGCTTGCTGCAAGCGCTGCACGTGATCTAGTTGGGCCGCTGAGATGACCGCCTCCACCACCGACAAATCCCACTTTCTCCGCTTCGGCTATGCGCCGGGTAGTTACGCCCACGTGAAATGCAACGACTGTAAAAAGGGGTACCTCGGGGACCCTTATTCACGCCGCTGCGAGGCCTGCGCGGAAAGCCTGTATTCGCAGGTTACATCTGTCGAAGCTGTGGTCGACAAGCACCGCACTGCCCCAATCCTACCAGAATTAGCCATGAAGGCAGCCGAAGCAGAGTTCGCCACGTATTTCATGCGGAACTATCCCGGCCCAGATACGATCATCCATAAACCAGAGTGGCACGCGCCGAAGCTTTTCTACGCTGCTAAGCGTGCCATCCTATGGGCGCTGGAGCCATCCTCAGCGGGTTTGCCTCGCGACCCTACAGACGAAATGGTCGATGCGGCCCTTGCTGTAGATTGGGAAAACGAAGACGAGCGCGCCACGATTATCAACATCTGGCACGCCATGACAGCCAAGCTTGCGACTTTGCAGCCATCCGCAGCGCGCGAGCTGGCGTTGGAGGAAGGCGACCTAAACGCCCGCCTTAAAGCAAAGGGCATGTACTCCATCGATGAAATGATGGGGAGCTTGCCGCTCGATAAGTGGCGCGTTCACTCCGGCATGACCGATCTGAAATTCTTCGGTGAGTGGCTGGAGAGGAAAGCGCGCGAATACCTCATCATGAAAGCCGCCTATGACGTTGGCCGCAAGGATGAAGGCGATGACCTTTATGAATGGGTGCTCGCACACTACGGCGCGTTTCATGACGTTCTAGTCAACTTCCGCGCCGCCCTATCCTCCCCGGACCATGCCGACGCCCGCAAATTCCATATGGGCGACCGTGTGACCAAGACCAAGGGATCGTCGTGGACGGGCCGTATCGTCGGTTTTTACAGCACCAAACTGACGCCTGTCGGATATGCCGTCGAAAGCGAGACTGAAATCGGCAGCGTCCAGATTTACCCGGAAGCAGCTTTGACTTCTGCACCATCAGGAGGCGACCGTCATGGCGAGTGAAGATCTTTTGAAGAAAGCCGTTGCTGCTTTCAATGCCCTGTCGCCAGAGCAACAGGCTGAAATGCTGGAAGAGCAGCGCCAGTCATGGGTGCGCGGTAACGTTGGTTTGAGCCGGGATGAGCGCGGTATGACTTCTCCAGTGATGCCCCGCCCCGCGCCTGCCGTTACAGATACGGGACTGGTGACGGCGAAGGTGGAACACCGCGTTCATTTTGGGGAAGACGGCAATCCGACAGAATGGCGTGAAGGCTACGGCATGGGCTTATATCCACAGGAGCCGATAGTTCGGGTTGAAGTACGTGAATACGTCACCCGCTCGCAGGCTGAGGAGCTATTGGCGGCGGAACGGGCTAAATACCGCGATGCAATGGAGAAGCTAGTCGAGAGCCAGTGTGAGACGTTGGTTTGGCAACAACGGGCCATCAACCTGAAATCCGACAACGCGGCGAAGGATAAGCTGTTAAAGGAGGCTTTCCATGTTTGACAGCGAGACTACTCGGCTGATGCCTCTGCAGGAAGTGATAAAGATCACAGGAATCCAAAGGGCTACCATATACAAGAAAATTAACGAAGGCAGCTTTCCCAAGGCGGTGAAGCTCAGTCCGACCTGCGTCAGATGGCGCTCAGACGAAATCCAACAGTGGATCGAAGAACTGCCAAGGCATTAGAGAGCGGGGGAACCCGCTCTTTACTCATTCACCAATCTCGCCAAATATCGTGGGCGCTGACCGCCTACGTCCACCCAGAAGATCGGCGGCAGGTAACGCACCTTCTAACAACTTATCGGCCCATATCTGCGCCAGCTCAGCGCGGCGAACCATGTGTTGCGCTCGATTGTACGCGGCCTCGACCTTGTCCTTCGGCTTATGTGCCAGCATGGCGTCGATAACGAACCTGTCGGTGGGAAACTCTTCATTCATAACGGTCGAAAAAGTGGACCGCCAGCCATGCGGCACATGCCTATGAGGAAATCCCGCCCGATTGAGAAGATATCCAAGCGCATTTTCACTCATTGGCTTGTGTGCATGCCGCGCATTCGGAAATACATAAGGCCCCTTTCCGGTCAGAGTATGCACAGCCTTAAGCGTTTCCAATGCTTGGCGCGATAGCGGAACTTCATGATCGTTGCGATCATCATCCTTCATCGCTTTGCGCAGCTTCATCCGCGCTGCCGGGATCCTCCATATTGGTTTTTCTGGATCCACGTCTGCCAGCTCATCCCACCGAGTGGTAATCAATGTGCCGGGGCGAACAACGGTCAGCGCCAGCAGCCGCATGGCGAGCCGAGTAACGGGATGTGCTGGCTCACGATCGAGTGCTGCTATTATCTCTCGCGCCTCGGCCAATGTTGCGACGGCAGGCTGGCGTCCTTTCTGGATCGGCGTGAGTGCTTTTTGAACGATTGCCGCAGGATCATTCAAACCTTTGCCACTAGCGATGGCGAAAACAAACACAGCAGACATGCGCTGCCGAACTCTATGCGCCGTCTCGATAGCTGGGCGCTTCTCGATCTTTCTAAGCACTTCAAGCACATCAGGCGGAGTGATGTCGTTTATCGCGGTTGAACCGAGGTCAGGAAAAACATCCCTCTCCAGGCTGGTAATCACGTCATCCGCGTGCCGTTCGACCCAAGACGATTTCTGCAGCTCGAACCAGTCTCGCGCCACCCTCTCAAATGTGTTTGCGTCGGGATCTGGCAGGCCTGCTTTTAATTTCCGTCTTTCTACAGCCGGATCTTTCCCGGCCTTGACGAGCTTCCGCGCCTCATCGCGGAGCTGCCTCGCTTCCGCGAGCGAAACTTCGGGATAGGAGTCGAAAGATAGCACTTTGGGTTTACCGGCGAACCGATATCGGAAACGCCAGACCTTTGAGCCAGCAGGCGTCACAAAAATGGATAGCCCTTGGGAATCGGTCAGATGATAACCTTTATCGCCTGCCCTCGCTTTTTTTATGGCCGTATCTGTAAGCAT